TCCTCAGGACCCTAAAAATACTGGAGAGCAAACCAATATACAGATCTAATAATGAATCAGAAGGATTAGAATTTACATGGTCTTCATGGATATATCTTAATGACTTAGGCAAAAGTAGCCAAAAGTATCAACATATATTCAGTAAAGGTGATGGTGGAACTTTTAGATCCCACTAACTAATATAGCGAAGTGTAAGTAACGCTCCCGGAATGTATATTGCTCACCAATGACAAACAAACTTACATATAATAATGGATACGGTAGATGGTAAAGATACAAATACACCAATATGATGTTGACAATGTTCCACTTAAAGAAATGGGTTCACGTCGCGATACGTGCTATGAATACAAAAATAGATGTGTATGTAAATGGTATTATTGCTAGTCGTTTAGAATTAAGCAACACCCCAAAACAGAATTACGGTGATATTTATATTGCCAGAATGGCGGTTTCTTCGGAAAGTTATCCGCATTGAGATATTATAATCGTGCTTTAAATATCTTTGAAATTAATCATATTGTTTCAAGTGGTCCTAACTTGAAGACTATTACCGACGAATCTAAAATGGGTGGTTTCAAATATTTATCTAATTATTGGTATTCGTCAAATACTAATGTAACAAATTCATAGTATAATATAGTTATAATATAATATACTATGGCAACTACTAATGTATCTTTAGAAGATATCTGTAAGCAACGAAGAAGACAATTATTATTTACTATTCCACCACCAAGAAATACTATACAATCTCCTTATCCACAATATACTCAACAACAATTGGATATGAGGAGAAAGGCAGAAATTTTGAAATATGCTGGAAATAAGCAAAATACAAAAACCAATTCATTAACCAGAACAGAAAGATACGCACAAGCTATGAGAAACAGAAATCGTGTTGATTTGACAACTACTGTAAATAATGTTTCTTGTCCTGATGATACTATCATATATACATCAAGTAGTGCTTCTGGTGTTCCGGGTCCGTCAATTCCTTTGTATTTGGATAATAGTGTTCCTTTATATAATTATGAAACCAATACACAACCACAAGGTATAATCGAAACTGAAATAACGGATAAGTGGATTATTACTACGCCCGAAAATAACGTATATTTTAACGATGACGAAAGTAATTCATTATTTTCAATGAATATAACCGAAGCAATCGATTATCCTAAGTATGTTTATAATATCAGTTTACCAATAGCTTTCAATGTAACCGGACAAAAAAAACTGAATGGTAACAATCTTGATATATATGATAATTTATCGATTACATTGGATGCTGTTACACCATTTGAATTTTCAGTAAAATATAATGAAAAAGATGTAGTAAATGTGTCACCGATTGTATCTTATACATATGATGTATCTAATTTAACAACATTTTCATTTGATGTATCCAATAACGCAACCAATTTTAATGCAACTCTATATGCTGGTATATTAAATATTTCTAGTATTGATTTATTTACAGAGACGGGTTATATTTATGATTTTCATATAAAACCTAAGTTAAGTATTATCGTAGGTGATGTAAATAAAACGAGTAATTTCGATGTGGATTATAGTATTAGTTATGGTATTTTAATGAATTATAAAAATGAAGAAGAGAATGTATTTTTTAATTCTAATAACTGTAGTATATTAACTAATCCAAGTACAAAAATATACACACCATTTACATTTTCAAACCAATAAAATAAATTACATCACATCACATTGACAAGGATATCCATCAGCAGCATAACCTATACAGCATGCTGAAAATCCAGTTCCACAATCACCGCAGTTTGATCCAGTTTTACCATCACCACCTTCTTGTAAATGACAATCGCATGGATAACCATCTATAGCAAAACCAATACAACATGTTTGATATGCTGTTCCACAAGAACCACAATCGGCCCCTGATACTGATTTATCATTAAAATATTTATCATGAATTCCATCATTACACTCAAGTAGATTATTACGTTGACAAATATCAGGTACATTAAATGTTGTTTTGAATTCAAGACCCTCATCAGTAGCAGGATCTATTCCACGATAATTGTTAAACTGAACGGCAAACCAAGGTGATCCAGATGCTCTACTTTGCCATTGTATAAGTTGAATTCCATTTACACACATTTCACAAGGAGAGTATATGCTCTCCAGTCTTGTGAAAGCACATTTCCTACCTTCCACGACCAACTCCATTCGTCTGCCTCAATAATTTCTCCAAAATTGGTAACATTTGTGGTTTGCCAGTATACATCAACTTTATTTTTAGGGTTTGTATAATGAACATTTGGTATTTGAAATTCTACATGATTACTACTTTGTTCTTCCCAACAGCAATCTACAGCATCGCATCCAAGTAAATAGCGTCTTGAGTCATACGTATTAGGAACATATATTAAACGCTGACAATCAGTATAATTACTCCATAAAGCACTAGGATTATCTTCCGTTGGCGTATCTACAAACATATATGATTCTACACCTTTCCCTCCACCAGGAGCTCCTGGTTCAATTGTATCTGCTACCCACATTGTTGGGAGACTAGGATAATCATTTGTAATTTCTTGCGACAAGAAAATATTAAATAACGAAAATAGTGAAAAAACTAATAGTTTCATAGTTATAGATTAATATGAAACTATTTTTTTAAATATGTTTCTAAAACATTTTACCAAGTACTGCGGTCTGGATTAGTTTTAATACTTTTTAATGGGTGGTATTCAGGTCCTTTTGGTGGAACATTTTGAGAAAAAGCTGGATTTAAACACATTTCAGCATTGGGGAATAATTGTCCTGACATACATTTAGAAGCGTCGTTTACTTCTACACAGCCTCTACGTCCGTTTTGTTCTCCAACTAAACACCAACTTGTTTTTCCAGTAGAAATATTATTTTGGATAGGACTTTCGGTTGTATCTGCTTTAGGTTCGCTAATAACAATATCTAATTCTTTTTTTGTTTCTATATTTACAGCGTTTTTACTAGCATCTTTCAAAAGGTTTCCTACTGATTGAACGGTTCCCTCAGCAATATCTACGCCAACACGAGCTACATCAGATGTTATATCAGCGGTTTTGTTAATAAGGGTACCAGTTGTATATCCCAAAATAGCTAATATTTGATAAAAAAGAGGTTTGAAAATATTAACAATGACTTGAATAACATTACCTACAACGATAAATAAATTTACTCCTAAAAGAGATAGAATTAGCAAAACCGTTAAAATAATAATCATATAGTTCTTGTTATTTCCATTGGAAGCAATATAAGTTGACCCAGATATAGAATCCATTTTTTATAATATAATATACAAAAATATTTTATTTAGTAGTTCGTTTGCTTTCTTCTTATATAATGTAATTTTAATGTAAATGGGATTCTTTAATATGCTAGAAATGTTCTTTTTTGCGAGTTTAGCTATAACTTTTGTTTTGATATTATTTTTAGTGTATCACTTTAGACAAAAATTCACAGCGTTAGAAGAAAAGTGTGATACTATGTTTGAAATAATTAACAATATAGTAAAGGAAATGAATAATCGTGCGGCATTGGAACAAATGCAACACGAAATGCCTGAAAATGTTATATTTACACCAAATGTAAATCAGATGAATACACCTACTGAACTACCAAAATTGGTTGTATCAGAAAGTGAAGAAGATGAAAGCGAAGAGGAAAGTGAAGAGGAGAGTGATGAAGAGGAGAGTGATGAAGAGGAAAGCGATGAGGAAAGTGATGAAGAAAGCGACGAAGGATTTGATGATGATACCGAACAAGCTGTAATATTACCCGAAGAATTAATAGAAGAAGAACAATCTATTAAAATTATACAAAATGTGGATTTGAACGATATTGATGAAGATATAAATCCTATTGAAGATAATAACGTATCCAATGAAGTATCTGATATAGAAGACCCAGATATTGATGAAGGTTTAGACGAAGAAGCTGTAAATATGATTCATGTAGAAAAATTAGAAGAAACAACTTTAGAGAATAATAATCAGACCATTGAAACACCACCGATGGAAGTATATCGTAAGATGAATATAAGCGCTTTGAAAGCATTAATCGTCGAAAAGGGTTTGCATAGTAATAATGACATTAATAAAATGAAAAAAGCAGAGTTGTTAAGATTACTTGAAACATCAGCATAAATGTAAAAATATAATTTCACATATATAATATATAAGTGTTTAGTATATTATAATGTTTCCACGTTCATCAAATATTTTTCAAAGTGTAAATTGTGCGTATCCTGTAATTAAAGAAACTGTTCCTGAATCATCAAGAGGATATACTGCTAATAATAAATATCCTGGATTTCCTCCATTAATGAATGACGGTCGTTCCATTACCGCCACCTGGCAACCAGAATCAACTATCAACGCTGATTTGGTAGAAAACTCTGGTATAAAATCCAATTGGGAATATCGTAAATATTTAACAGAAAACGCAAAAAAAATTATGGAATATAACTTTCGCGAGTCATCAAATGATACTGGATATTACAAAAGACCTATTGATATTCCCAGTATTCAAACTAACGAAGTTAAAGGATTCCATAATCAACCCTATATGTATTCATCTGGAACAGATAATACTCAACCTTTCGGTTACTCATCAAGTGATTTAAAAGATTTATATTTATCTAGAGAGCAATTAGCATCTCGTAAAATAGCACCAGTCATATCTACAGAAACTACCAAACCAAAATCTGATTAATTTTTATAATGGGTGAACTTGTCTATGTGGTTTGAATATAGCACGTGCCATTATAAGAGTAAACAATCCACCAACTATGAATAAACCTTCCATTTTGTTGTATAATAAGTATTGTATGTTATACTTACTATAAATAGTTTTCAATTTTACAAATATTATAAGCATTTCAAATAATATAAATCAAGGATGTTTATATTATTATATTATAATGAAACTGATAAGTTTTGATGTTGGAATCAAAAATATGGCATATTGTATTTTAGATTTACAAGGTTCTCAATTGAATATTAATAATTGGGGAATATTAAATTTAATGGATGATGAGAACATTTCATATACTTGTGATTGTAAGAACAAACCAAAAAACAAGAAAACCCCTCCGACGAATTGTAGTAAAAAGGCAAAATACCATAAAAATGATAAATATTATTGTGAAAAACACGCAAAAGAATGTTCTCAATATATGATTCCTACAAAAGAGATGAAAACACCATATTTAAAAAAATTAAAATTAAATGATTTAATACAACAAGGTCATCAAAATCTCATATTTATAAATGTCGAGAACATCGACAAAAAGAAGAAACAAGAAATATTAGATATAATGATAAAATACTACGAAACCCACTGTTTTGAACAAATACAAAGTAAAAAACGGAGAACAGCTGGTGAAACTGACCTAATTAGTGTGGGAAAACGAATGAAAGAGCAATTAAATAACATTGAGAACATACAAGATATAAAATATGCCATCATAGAAAACCAAATATCACCTATAGCAACACGAATGAAAACCGTCCAAGGTATGTTAGCCCAATATTTTATAATGTTGAATGAAGAAATCATTATAGAATTTGTATCATCATCACATAAACTAAAACAATTTTCCGAATTAAAAATAGATGTTCGAGAACATTGTATCGAAAATGCGAATAATGAAAATAATACACAAACAAATCCCGATTATAAAAAACATAAAAAAGATGGTGTGTATTATTGTTCTCTAATGATAGATGCAAATGAATCTTTTAAAAATTGGAAGGATACACTCAATACTAAGAAAAAGGATGATTTGGCAGATTCATTTTTACAAGGTATTTGGTATTTAAAACACAAAAATATAATATTATATGCGGAGGATTTAAAAATAAATATTGTATAAATATCATAAGTATGGAAGTTGTTGATTTAGGTGCACTTAGTGAAATAGACGATTTACCTAGTAATGAACCATCTAGAACAGGTTCATCAAATTTAGGTTCTGGTATAGAACTATTGATGAACGAGAAGAAAGTGTCATCAGGTGTGGATTTAAATTTAGGAGAATTAGACAATCTTGAAAACGAATTAAATGAAATTTCTGGTAATACACCCAAAGTAGAAAGTAATACAGAAACAAAATCATTATCAGGAATGGCATCTAATTTATTTGGATTTGGCAGTTCAACTGAAAATACAAATAATATTCATATAAATGAAGAACCCAGTGATTCTAACCTAGGGCAAGCTACTCGTGATAGTATTGGAACCGCAAAAACATGGGATGGATTTTCAAAAATGACAGAAATGCCATTGAATGATGAAATCAAAGTAAATAATACTATGAATGATCGTGAAAAAAGAAGAAAGAAGCGTGCTATGATTAAGAAATTGGAAGAATGGTATGAAAAAGGTATGATTAAACACAATTCTCATTTTACACTTGATTCTGATTATGACGAAATTGAAGATGAATATGAGACCGCATTAGAAGATAAAAGAAAAAAGGATAGTATCAAACTACAAGGATGGTGGTTTATGACTTTTATTAACTCATTGGAATATGCGAATACTGCTTTCAATCCTTTTGACTTGAACCTGGATGGTTGGGGAGAACAAATAAGCGAAGATATTGATAGTTATGAAGAAATTTTTAGCGAACTACACGACAAATATAAAGGTGGTAAGTTAGCACCGGAAATCTCCCTTCTTCTTCGCGTAGGGTTTAGTGGTGCTGTTTTAAATTTCTCTAACAAGGCTTTGTCTACTGCTACACCCGCATTTAATGATGTTATAAAACAGAGTCCAGAATTAATGAAAATGTTTACAAACGCTACAGTAAGTAGTATGAGTCAACAATCTCCCGGATTTGCTATGGCAAATAATTTAATGGAAGAAGTTCAGAATAAACCTCGTGGACCACCACCACCAGCCCCTGTTGAAACACAAAATATGCCTTCTCAACCAAGACCGAGTATGAATTATTCAAACAATCCTCCATCAAACAGACCAGATATTAACGCAAGTCGTGGTGCAATGTTTAGAGAACAAGGTGTAGATATGAATTCTCAACAAAATATTAACGAACCACCCAAGAGTATGGCAGCTCCTATTCAACGTGCTGAAATGAAGGGACCCCAGTCTGGTGATATCGATGACATATTGGCTGGATTGAAAACAAGAACTGTGAATATTCATGAAAACCCACCACAACCAAGAAGTCAAGGTGCGGATGAAGATTCTGTTATTTCAATTGCTTCATTAAAGGATATTCAAAATACGAACATGCCTAAGCGTTCTAAGAAGAAAAATACCTCGAATAAGAACACAATCTCACTCGATATTTAAATCTTCATTGGTATAATTTCTATAATATTACTTATATTCTTACTAATATTATAGCTGTAATTCTAATATAACTGGATAATGGTCCGAATCAAGCTTTTCACAATACTCGTCATATCCGTGATAAATATAAGCATTTATAAATTTTTCTTGTAAACCGGGTGTAATTAATATATGGTCTATCATTGAAAATTCGTCTTCGTCGGCTTGACAATCACCGTTCGCATCCCACCATTCAGTATATCTTTCATTTTTTGGTATATTTGTGGCAACACTTTCTAATTTATAGTTATTTTCACTATGTTCTCCTTGAACTATTTGAAGAGTTTGAGAAATAGGGATATTATCATTAACATCTACTGGGTTCTCACTATAATCATTAAAATCGCCTATTACAATAACTTCAAATTTTTTATCAATATATTGAGATACTACATTTTGAATTACCTTTGCTTGTGCTTCACGTTTTACACATCTAGTTATATCATCCGATTGTGCTAGAAAATGAAGACCAATAATCGCAACATTCGTATTATTAAACGAAAATTCACTAATATAATTCTTACTTACACCGTATGTATTTTCGGGTCCATCATAATCACAATTTGAAAAGGCAAAGGATAAGTAACTCTTTCGTCTGTTCTCTGTAAGTTTAACTCAGGATCTATTTTTGTAATCATACCTACATTTTGACCGGTTGATGTATCAGTTCCTTTTATCATATACGATTTATACGTATTAGATGTTTGTTGTATAACCTCATTTAATTCATCACAACCTTCTACTTCACATAAGTTTATAATATCAGGGTTTAATTTATTAATTACCTTACTAATTTGTGTCAAATGTTCTTGTGCTTGTGTTTCATTTTTCCAAGTACAATTATTACCAGGACAATCCGCTTGTTTGTAATAATCTGTAAATAACCATTCTACATTATATTGCATTATTCTTAAAAAACCTTTATCACTACGTCTATCTTCCTTTATTTCTGGAATATTAGGACAATAGGTTTCAGACGATACAAACGCAATGTAAAGAAGAGCTACGAAAAAACGAAAAAAGAACATATTCTTTAATATATCTGTCTAAAATATATACAATGGACGTTTTGATTTACGCATTTTTAATTTTACTTATGTATTTTTTAGCCGGTATCAGCAAAGTAATAAATTTTACTGAAACGGTAAAGGGTTTTGAAAATATGTTTTTCATTAAAAACCTTCCTATTATTTTTTACAATTTGGCTATAATAGGTGTTGTTTTGTTAGAAATTTTTGCTCCAATTATGATAATGTTCTCTTTATACACAAATACCTTTTCAGAATATGCGTATTATTCTAGTATAGGGTTAGCACTATTTACTATTTTAGCAACACTTATTTATCACTTTCCTCCTAATGGAAGTCAGTATTATGCTTTTATGAAAAATTTAACAGCAACTGGTTCATTAATGTTACTTTCAACACAGTTCAACTAATTATCCTCTAATAATATATAATAATATGGATTATAGATTATTAATTATTTTAACATTTATCGTAACAGCCTTATGGGATGTTGTATTACGTTTTATGTCTCTTAATTATGAAAAACTCCCAAAATATTTTCAAATAGATTTTGTAGAATATTTGAAACCTTACTTTCAACATCATACTCTTTTATCAGCAGCTCTTATAGCAGGTTTTGTAGGTGCTACTACACAGCCTATTATTTTATCTATAATGTCATTTCCTACAAACATTTTTGATTTGGCTTATGTTTTTAAGTTTATGATAATAACATTTATAATTAGTGCGTTATATGGGTTTATAATGAAATGGAGCAAACTATTTCCATATCTAGAAAAGCATTATTATGATAAATTAGGGGTAGCAAGAAGTATGTATACTGATGGAGTATCCGGGTTAGTCGTTCAATCTACATTACTGGTTTTATACTCATTATTTAACTTATACGAAAAATAAAATAATAACATTATTACAAATTATTATTTTATGCGGTTTTGTACATTTCTAACATCTTTTCTTTCTGGGAATAATAATCAACAATAGGTTTTGGGTATTTAACATCTTTATATTTATCAAGTTTATGTTTTTCATCCCACATGTGAATATCAGATGCATTGACATTTTCTAATTCTGGAACCCATTTTTTAATATATTTGGCATCTTTATCAAATTTACTGCTCTGAATCCAAGGGTTCATATCTCTAAAATAAGGTTTCATATCAACCCCCGTTCCGCTAATACCTTGCCAATTACCATTATTAGATGCAATATCATAATCGGTTAGTTGTTGAGCGAAATATTGTTCTCCTATACGCCAATCAATTAATAATGTTTTAATTAAAAAACTAGCAGTAGTCATACGACCTCTATTATGCATATATCCAGTAGTGTTCAATTCACGCATACAAGCGTCAACCATAGGAAATCCAGTTAATCCTTTTTTCCAACTATCAATATTTTTTTCGCTATTGCTCCATTTTAAACTACGATACTTTGGTTGATAAGATTTACCTACTACTTCTGGATAAGCATACAATACGTGTGCGAAGAACTCCCTCCATATAAGTTCTCTTATTAAACCGTGGTCTAACCCAAATTTATTTTTAAAAGCGTGATAAACATCACGAATTGATATACAACCAAATTTAATATAAGCTGATAAATGAGTAGTCTTACATTCAAAAAAATCTCGTGTGGTATCATATTTTTCTTGATTTTTTACTGCAGTCAATAGTCGTGTTTTTGCTAATTTTATACCACCATTAACTAATATATTCGAATTTATTTTAACAAATTTACGCATAGCATCATTCAGTGAAATGTTATATTTTGAATCGATTTTAGTAGTGGAAAATGGGAAGGAACGTTTATATACAGGTTTTAATACAGGTTTTTTGATAACAGCATTATAAAAGGGAGTATATTTTTTATAGGCTTTTTGGCTACTATCTACTAAAATGCTTCCCGGTTCATATAAATAATAATCCGAACTGGTTTCACAATTGACATTGCTTTTTTCACATAATTTCATTACTTCATCATCTCTTTCAATCGCATAAGGACTATAATCACGATTAAAAAATACACTATTTATATCTAATTTATCTATTAAATGTTTCAAAACAAGTTTGGTATTACCATAAAAACATAGTAAATCGCCATTTTTGTCTTTGATAGTAGATTTTAATTCTTGTAAGCTTTCAATCATAAATTGAACTGAATTACTTGATTTATACCTATTTGTATTGGTAACTTGCTCTGGTGTAAAAATAAAGCAAGTATATAAATTTTCACACTTTTCACTCGCATAATTCAATCCAACATTATCATCTATACGTAAATCACGATGAAATATAAACAATCCGTTTTTACTTTTTGTCATTCTTAAAATAAGTAGATATATTTATAACTTGTTATTTTTTTATTTTAGTTATAATGATATAAAACTATTTATACGTTTTGATTTATATGGATTGGATTTCGAATACGTATAAAATATTAGATACAATATTATGCACCAATACGGAATATCTAGTAAAATCAACAAATTTTGTAATAAAGGAATTTGAATTAGATAAAATAGACTATAAAATAGACTATAAAATAGATTATACTAATTTACAAACCAAGTTGTTTTTGTTTTATATAGATGTAAAAACAAAGGTAGATTCAGTTTGTTCTCATTTATATAATAATTATGGATTTGTAAAAACATTTGTAGATAAAACAAATTACAATATTGATACAATAAAGGCAGTATATAACAATGTTCGTATAGAGCCATTAAACGATAATTGGGTATGTATATCTTTATTACTAAAAAATGATAATAAACTATTTTCAGGTAATAATGAAATATATTTAGAGCATTATCAATATATAAAACAACATAATTCTGCGGATATAAGTCAAAAACAATATTATAATGATTGTTTGAATTATTTTGTAAATACAGCAAAATCAATAAGTAGTTGTAATAATAATGTAGTAGAAACAATGATAACTATGAAATTAAAAAACCAATACTATAATAAATGTTTCAATAAAAGTTTTAATAAAATAAATAGTAAAAGTGAAGGTGATACAAGTTATTCAAATACGGAAACAAATGTGTCATTTTTATCTGTGGAATATAAGCATCCAAATATGGAAAATACAATAATGATAGATATCTCCAAAGATGTTTTAATACAAGGAAATATTATATTATCACCGCTTTTTATAAAAAGGTACTTGGAATATCAATATGAACATTATATATTTGACGAAAACTATGAAGTTAATATAATGGATAGTGATATAAATATGATATCATTAAATTATACTGATTCTATTTTATTATTAGAAAACTCATATGACGTGATAAAGAATGAATAATTTATTCAATATATATAAAGATTTTTCTTATTATATATTAAGGGCGTAAATATGGATGCATTGAGTACTCCAACCCACCAACATGCGTTAAATGATAAATGGAAATTATATTACCATTTACCACAAGATAAGAACTGGAGTGTTTCAAGTTACTCTATAATAATGGGTAATATAGACACTGCCGAGAAGGTAATATCTTTAAATGAATTTATTCATGATAGTGTTATCAAAAATTGTATGTTGTTTGTAATGAGGGAAGGTATTACGCCCATGTGGGAAGACCCACGAAATCGAAATGGCGGTTGTTTTTCATATAAAATATCAAACAAATTTGTGCCTGAGGTTTGGAAAAAATTGTTTTATTTGATGACTGGAGAAACTTTATGTAAAGATATGAATCATAGCCAACACGTAAATGGTATTACAATATCACCAAAGAAAAACTTTTGTATTATAAAAATATGGTTAAGTGTATCTACATTACAAGACCCAGAGATAATTACTAATATTCAAAACCTGCATAAACAAGGATGTTTATTTAAAAAACATGAGCCAGAATTTTAAACAGTTGAAGAATTAAAATGGGACATTTTAATTTTGCAACTGTCAGATACCACTGACAATTTGAAATTATACGCCCTTCAGGTGTGCCATTTTAAATCTTCATTGGTATAATTATGTAAAATTGATATTTATTCTATATATAAATATTAATAAACTGACATTATGAAGACAATATCCAGACATATACATTCATTAAATAGAGATATAGATTATTTATTAGGTAAAAATGCCAAGGATAATTTTGATATAATAGATGAATCAAAAGAAAACGATATTTGGTTTCATATTAATGGCGAACCATCTTGTCATGTAATAGCCATTTTAGAAGAAAACATTAAATATAATAAAAAGGAATTGCGACAAATTGTTAGACAAGGCGCATTATTGTGTAAAGAAAATTCAAAATTCAAATCTATGAAGAATGTAGATGTCGTTTATACCAATGTTAGTAATTTATGTAAAACAGAAACACTCGGCACAGTATCAGTATCTAATTCAAAATTAATATCTGTGTAAATTTTGTAATAGTATTAGTATATATAATGTCTGAAGAAAATACTGAACTAGTTGAAAAAGAAATTACTAGCATATCACATCATACTATGTTAGACTTATTAAGAGTAACTTACTTGGTATATGATTATGGTAAAAATTTCAAAATTAAAAATAAACAAGATACAATTGAAACTTTTGTATCCGAGTTACAGGAAAATCATGAGTTAGAAAATTTAAAACTATCTGATTCCAGAAAAGAGATATTAGTTGAAATAGCTGAAAATGTTCCAACAGGAAAACTATATAAATTTATAAATAATGCTGTTACAGATATACAAGTTGGTGTTGCTGTAAGCGAAGGTAAAAAAAGAGCAACTGTAGTCTTTCGTGGAAGTGAATCAATGGCAGATTGGTATTATGATTTAATGGTATTTAAGCATAAATTACACGATAACGTATGCGTTCATAGTGGATTTTATAAACAATTAACAATGAATTCTGTATATGATGAGTTAATAATCAGTATTAAAAAAATTTTGGAAGAACATAATGATTTCGATGTATATGTCACAGGGCACAGTTTAGGAGGTGCTTTATCTACATTGTTTGGTTATATGCTTTCTAAAGAAATAGAAAATAATGTGAAAGTGGTTTCTTTTGCTAGTCCGCGTGTAGGTAATTATGCTTGGAAGAAATCATTTGAAGAACAAAAAAATTTAACACACTATAGAATAACGAATAAACGTGATATAGTTACTGCATTTCCCATATATAAATATTATCATGTTGGAATCAATATTCAACTATCGAATAACAAATATAAATTATGCGAAGATAGCAGTAATAAAAAATGGTACGAGGAAACTATATTCACTTGTTGGAATCCATACGAACATTTCTGTGATTTATATTATAAACGTTTGACTGACAATACTTGGTAAATAAACTATATAAATAATATTTTTGTATATTATTTATAGATGGTTAAGTATTTGGTAGGTATATTATGTTCTAGCAATATTCCTTTATTGCGTGAGTCAGTAAATAGTGTAATTAATCAACAGAATTTCGATGATTATCATATTTTTATAATAGTTAATACATTAGATGAAGTATTTTATCAAGATGTTATACGTGAATTTGGTTATAACAAACACGATAAATTAAAAAAAATTATTCGAACTGAATCAAACGGATTTTCAGGTAAAGGACATAATTCAGTATTAAATATTTTTTATAAAAATTATAAATATGATTATTTAATTAAACTAGATGGTGACGATTTTCTGTTTCCAACTGCGATTGAAAGAATAAACAACGTTCAAGTTAGAGAAAATAGCGATGTTATATCATTGCTCGGAAATTGTTCTGTAATTAATACAGGCTTTAATTATAGTAAAGAATATAAAAGAGATCCTGATACAAATATTAGAGTTATGGATTATAAAATACAAATGGGATTTGAGATTAAAGAGGTAGGCAATATAATGAAAATAGATGAAAGTATAAATTCAGTAAATGGGGGAACACCTATGCGTTTGTTATGTCTTAATCGTAAAATATTAGATAAATATAAAAAATTGTATAATGAAGACATGTTTAAATGTGTAGATATTGAGTATTGTGTTATTTTTTATAAGGAATTGTATGAACCAAATTATAAAATCACTCATTTAACCGATCCATATATTTATTTATATAATGGAATCAATGAAAATAGTGTAAGTACAAAACATGACGATGTAGAATTTGTTTATTATAATGATAAAAAAATACGCGATGGACTTTTACAAAAATATCAATTGTCTGATTATAGAATTAGTGAAATAAAACCAGTGGTTTATCAACATATAATACAAGATAATATAGATATGAATATGATTCAAAATTATTATGATAAAATGCTATTTACATTAATGAGAATAAATAATCAATATATAAGCTATTAAAAACGTTTTTAGTTATTATAAAAATGGTGAAATATTTGGTTGGTATTTTATGTTCTAGTAATGTTCCTTTATTAAAAGAATCATTTATCACGGTTGTAAATCAACAAAATTTTGATGATTATGAAATCGTTATTATTGTAAATACATTAAATGAAAAATTTTACCAAGATATTATGCACGAGTTTGATAATCATAAGTATGATAAATTAACACGAATTATACGAACAGAATCAAATGGTTACCCTGGTAAGGGGCATAACTCTGTATTAAAAACGTTTTATAAAGATTATAGGTATGAAAATTTAATAATGTTAGATGGTGATGATTTTTTTTATCCAAATGCACTTGAACGAATAAACGATATACAATATTCTGAAAAGAGTGATATAATAGCATTATATGCAAATTCAAAAATAATAAATGGTATTTGTAGTATAAATCAAAATGTAAAAGACGATTATACTACCAATTTCAATGTTAATATTAATTACAACGTTCAAGTACATCCTGATGTTAAATATATATGTGACGATCTTAATAAACTATTATTAACACCAAATAGACTATTATGCACGAATCGTAAATTCCTATCTAAATATATTGAATTATATGATGAGCGAATGTATACATTTGACGATTTTATGTTTACCGTTTTGATATATAAAGAAAGAACTAACAGTGAGTTTAATATTACACATTTATCAGACCCATATATTTATTTATACAATTCTATAAACGAAAACAGTGTCTCTATTAAATATACAAGTGACGATGGAAATGATAATGAATATGATATTGTTGATAACCAAAATAAATTAGATTTGATAAAAACACATTTAGATAACAAATATGATATAACCGAAATAGAAATCAAACCTTATAATGAAATCATACATAATAGTATAAATACAGAAGAAATACAATTCTTTTATAAAAAGTTGTTGTATAATTTATACCGCATAATTCCATTGACACTACCTTCACATTTTACACGAATATGTTTTATTGATTATTCGGATTGGGATTACAATACTATAAATAAACGCCCACTGGGTGGGACAGAATCCGCATTTTATAATTTATCCAACGTTATGAGCGAAAAATACAGTGTATGTGTTTTTACAAAATCAAAAAGAGCTACAAAAATACATAATCGATTATGTTATTATCCGTTAGATAACTGTGATAAAATTTTACAAGCAATGAAACCGGATATTATTATTTTCCAAGGAATAACCTCTATGCCAAAAAAATATTTTACAGATATCAATCCAAATATATTGTTATGGAATTGGATACACCATGATATAACTGTATCATTTTTAACAAATGAGGTTGTAAATTATCCTTTTGACAAATATATTTTTGTAAGTAACTGGCAAAAACAAAGATTCATACAAAAGTTTGGATTAGAACATCAAAAATGTATAACTATGCAAAATGGAATTTCTCCATTGATAGATGTGAAAAGTTTATATAATTTAAAGAAAGAAAGAACATTGGTTTATTTTAGCACGCCATATAGAGGTCTTATTATAGCTTATCAATTATTTTTAGAAATAAAGAGACAAATACCAGATATTAAATTTAAAATATTTTCTTGTTTTTCACGAGATCATTCAGATAATCAAGATAAATCTGCATTTGAAGAAATAACTGACATAAGCAAAATATCAAATCATCCACTCGACCAATACTATAAAAACTTATATAAATTATTAATTGAAGATAAAAATATTGAATTTTACGGTTCTGTTCCACAAAAAATATTATTCGACCATTTAAAAACAGCTATGATATTATTTTATCCAAATACATACCCTGAAACGTGTTGCACTTCAATACTTGAAGCTATGGCTCATCGTTGTAATATAATTTCATCCGATTTGGGTGCAATATCTGAAACTTCAAATTCTTTTGCAAGTTTATATAATCCTTGTATTGATGTTCTTCACGATAATTATTCAACCGACGATTGCTTACAAAATCCAATTCAAATAGAAAATATTCCATCAAGTTATAAAAGACAATTTATAGATAAAACAATTGACCTTGTAAATAATTATTATAGTGATTATAATCAAAACTTATTAACAAATCAACAAAAATATATTGCTAACTGCACTTGGGAAAAACGTGCCAATATCATTACAAAATATATAAAATAATTCCAATAACTAATTATTTATTCCATAATTAGTTATTTAGAGAGGTGGAAGATTCGCTAGACAAAGCTTAATGCTACCAAGAGAAGCTACATCATACTTAATAATCAATGGTAAATCATTTCCAAGATACATCTCCAAATGGCTACATAGTGGAGTACATTTAATAAAATGAGACAAACTTTTTAAAGAGAATTCTCCTTGGTAAATAGCTGAACTGTCTGATTTTTGAATAAAATTCATATTATCTCTAGATTCAGAACGGAAAATACGAGAACTTGCGAAATTACCTTCACAAGAAAATATAAGGTCGCTACCGACTGATTTGATTTCAATACGGTCAGAAATACTATTTAAGTCACGAATAATTTTTTGAAAGTCAGATGTAGGGAGATTGATAACAATAGAATATTCAACATCTGGGACGAATAATTCATCAGTATCAGGCTCAATTAAACGTAGCTTTTGACTGTAACATTGTTTAATATCACCATTATCGTATTGAAGTCCTAAATGGGATACAATACCATCATGATAATCATTCTTATCAATATACATAGATAATGTATCATCATTAGACATTGTTGAAATTACTTTAAATAAATGCAAAGTGTTAGCACACACAATAATCTTATCGGGGTCACAAGTATATTTTTCAAACTTACTTGCGTCCAATAAAACATTGACTAAAATTGTATGTGTCTTGTCGAAATTAATAATCTTCATGCCATCTTTAGTAAAAGTGATTGTAGCATCTGTTAATATATCTTTTATGGCGGTTATCATGTTTCGTATAGGTTGAATTTGCACCGTTTTAATAGTTAATACATTATTTTCTTCATTCATTATTACACAAATATAATAATTAGTATAATGCGTTTGTTTTTATATTTTATTTGGTATATATCTATTTATTTCGTTTCTTCATAGTATAATTGTGGCATTTATTTTTTTTGCGACAGGTTTTTGTTGCTAATTTAAGAGCTTTACTATTCTTTTTACAACCAGAATGTAATAAGTGATAATCAACCACACTTGAATTTCCACCGGTAATCGCACTTGCTAATCTAGCAATTCCCCAAGAATCAGGCGTCTGATTTGGTCGAGAACCCCCGGAATAATACGCTGCTCTACCTTTATCTACAATGTCTTCTAATGTTTGTTTCGAACAACCTGTTTCTATTGCTAACTTTCTTGTGGGTTTAATGGTAGAGACATTGTATATTTGTTTTGCTTTTATAACGTGTTTTGAAGGTTTCGATTTAAATGATTTAACTTTGGGACGCACAAAATATTTTTGTTTTTTATACATTTTTCTAGATTTTACTATATTTTTACGTTGTGTATTTTGGTCCTTTTTAGTTAAATTTGTTGGAATGTATTTTTGCGGTATGTTATTAATCATTTATATTATAATAGATTTAGAAAAAAATCCATATTATATATATATAATATGGCTACCACTCATGATAACCCAATTCCTCTTAATAGTGAGAACTATAACGCATTAAATGACTCTATCATTAACATTCTTAAAGGAGGTAAACGTCCTTTGATTTGTATTTTTACTGATGCTGCAGCAACCACATATGCGGTAGATTCACACGGTGAAATTAACGACAGAGAGGTTCTAAGTGCTAGTTTTACCGCATCTTACAAAGATACTGACGGTAATATGACAAATCCTTTTGTTGTTATTAAATTCAAAGACGGTGAAGGTATGGTTAATGCTAAGTTTATTGATTACTTTACCAGCGTTGATTACGTAGAGGACCACTGGTATGTTTTACACGAAGGTGTAATTAACCGTAAGAAATTTTAATTGTAATTAGAAAAGTTAATATTATAAATGTATGTTTACAATATTAATTTACAAAACCATATATGCAGTATATTTAGAAATAATATAAATAAATTATATAATATGCCTAAGCATAATAATTATTATTATGTTGATGAATATTCAAACTATGAATCAGATGATGACCGGTATTCTAATAATTCTGAAAAATCAGACAAATCTTATTACTCCCCTTGTAGATGCGATAAATGTCATAAAATAAAAAAATGTGAAAAACCACGTAGATGTAAGTGTGAAAAATCATATAAATGTAATTGCGATAAATGTCGAGATAAATGTAAAAAATCTAAACAAATAAAGTCCTGTAATAAAGAAGATAAATATATAGTTATAAAAATTAAAGCTTGTAAATAATATAAGTAAAATACTATTTTTGTAATTGAAAATTGTAATCTTACACCATAAATGGTAATAATATTTTATTTAGGACATTGAATATTGTAACGTTATAGTATATATAATTAATATTATATATGCCTAATACAGACGATACTTATTGTACTTGTGAAGAAAATTCTACCCGCGAATGTAATCATTGTCATTATCGTAACTCTTGTAATAGAAAGAAAAATGATTGTAAAAAAACAGTTAGAGTCGGTAAATATGGACGTGATGGTAAAGACGGTAAAGATGGTAAAGACGGTGACGACGGAAAACCTGGGCGTGACGGTAAGAACGGAGAAGATGGAGAAGATGGATGTGACGGTCGCGATGGTCGTGATGGAATAGATGGTAAGGATGGAAAGGATGGTGCTGATGGTCGTGATGGTCGTGACGGAAATGATGGTTGCGATGGAATGGATGGAATAGATGGAAAAGATGGTCGTGACGGTATAGACGGTATAGATGGAAAAGATGGTATAGACGGTAAACACGGAAGAAATGGATGTGACGGTGAAACGGGACCAACTGGTGAGCGTGGTCCAATTGGTGAACGTGGACCAATTGGTCCAACCGGTAATAGAGGTCGTGATGGATTGGACGGTCGTGATGGTTGTAATGGTCGCGATGGATATGATGGTGAAACTGGTCCTACTGGTGCTGTCGGTGAAAATGGAGAAAAGGGCGATACTGGCGATATCGGTCCAACTGGTGAAATTGGATGTATGGGTCCAACAGGTGAAAAGGGTGATACGGGTGTTGCTGGTCCAAGAGGCATTCAAGGTGGAATCGGTCCAACTGGTGATATTGGATATACTGGACCTACGGGTGAAATCGGTTGTACTGGTGCAACCGGTCTAATCGGTGAAATTGGTCCAACTGGCGAAAAGGGAGATGATGGTAATATTGGTCCTACGGGTGCTGCTGGTGAAATAGGTTCAATTGGTCCAACTGGTGAGAAAGGTGAAACCGGTGACATTGGTCCAACTGGTGAGAAAGGCGAGACTGGAGAAATCGGACCCACTGGAGAAAAAGGAGATACTGGCGATATTGGACCAACTGGTGAAAAGGGTGATACTGGCGATATTGGTCCAACTGGCGAAAAGGGCGATGTCGGACATACTGGACCTGGTTTTTCTTCTAATTATGCTGATTTTTACGGTCAAATGAGCCAAAGTGGAATAAATGATAATCCTGATAATATTGAACCAGGAGAATCCGTTAATTTTCCTAGTCCTAGTGTAAATCAATTCGGCACAATACAACGTAAAGAAGGAACCAGTCCGAATGAGTTTGTCTTACCATCTGATTGTATATTTGAGATAACTTTTCAAATAACTACAAATAATGCCGGTCATTTTATTGTAGTATTAAATGGTAATGAATTAACTCAAACTGTTGTAGGTAAAGCAGGTGGAGGAAGCATTGTTGGTATGTCAATCATAACTACACCTAGTGGAAGTGACTCTATATTAAGTATTAATAATCCAGTTAGTTCTCCTGCCGGTGGTATTAAAATAGATGAATCATCCGGTGCTTTAACAGAGCCTTTAACATGTCATCTAATTATAAAGAAGATTGGATTTAATTGAAACCACTATTATGCGTTATAATAAAAATAATTATACTTTTATTATATCATTTGTGTTTATTCAATAATTTTAAATTGACCTTGTTCTTTTACTAACTTACCAATACGTTTTGGTTCTACATTAGGATTATTTAAAGCATTATTATAACTTTCATAATCATATAGCTCCATTGTTTCCTTTCTTAATGCATATTTATTTCCTTGTATGTTTACTTCTTGGACGTCCCATTGTAATTTGGCTACATCTAATCCTTCCTTCTGTCGTTTATCCATTTCAAAAGAAGGATATGATGAAAATGTATTCGATTCTATTTTTCCATAACCATAACATACCATTGGTTTATCATCTGATTTTGCGGTTCTAGCATATATATTACAATCAATAGCTGTTTCTTTCACACCTTGTAAAATTTGGTTGTTAATACGTTGTTTTATACTGGCTATTTCATACAATGTTTCATCTGTAGTTACTGGTATGTTTTCATCTAAACGGCTCACATCACGAATACGTAACTCAATATTCTTATCATCTGTCTTTTGTTCGTCACTCAATGTAGTGACGTATAAATATACTTGAACTGTTCTCAATTCTTCAGGTAAATCTTGATGACTACAAATACGACGAGCACGACCAACCACTTGGTCGGGACGAACCATATGCCAATAAGGTTCTACTATATGAACGTATCGTGTATTTTTTAAGTTGATACCCTCAGCACCAGATGAAGTAATCATAAAGATTTTAATCACTTCTCCATACATATTATTTTCGTGTTGTTCTCGTAACTTATATGCTATATTTACTGGAACAAAATCCCAAGCACCATTATAAACATTACGTATTATTTCCTTTTCTTCAGTTGTTTCAGTACCGGTATATAATACAAATTTCGGCTTTCCTTTATCATTTTCATCTTCTACTATATCCCAGTCATCACCCATTTTTTTTATTTTAAATTCAGCATATCCATTTGCTAATAAAATCAAACGCAAAATACCTATACCTTCCATAGTTCTAAAATGACTATATATCAAGTGTAATCCTATGTTTTCTGGGTTCGTTAAATTTTCTAATATTTGTAGGAATTTTGGACTCAAATGTTGTAACATTTCCCCAGTTAAGTATTTATGTTTTCCGGTATCACTATCAATAGCATTTAATTTTACTAATGCGTTTTCAATACGTTTTGCGTAATTTTCAATATCTACTTGATTTTTCTCTTCGTCATCTACATTAGAATATGGGTCTGTTTCAATGATAGCTTCTTTAGATACGACATCCATATCATTTTCATCCATTTTTTCAACATCCTTTGTAGGTATGGGTCTTTCAATTTCATCAGGGAATACAAAATTACAAGCAGCACGTGAAAAGATACGGTATGTAGATGAAATGTTAAATAATTCCTCTTTATTATCTTTATTTGCCTGCTTTCTTTTTTGTTTCTTTGCTGCCTTTTCTCTATCTGCTTCTTCTTTGCGTATTTTGGTATATATTCCAAATTGATGGTCGGACATTTCATTATAAACTACATTATAATCATCACCTTCTTCTGTTTTTACCAATGAGGGTAATAGATTTTCTTGTGCGCTTCTATAATAGGAGGTTAAACCTAATATACGTCTTTGGAATAGATTTATATTTTTGGCTTGTTCGGTATCTTGATTTACAAAAGTTTCAATAAATTCTTCTGATGAATCAGGTAAACATTTATTCAATTTGATTTCTATTGTTTTTTCTTGAACTTCAAGACCGTTTTTCTTTAATATTGCTAATACCTTTTTCAAAAAATCAGCATCAGTTAGATTACCACTATCATCTAACTTTACACCATCATAACGATTAAAACTATCATCTGCAGCTCCTCCTTTTACTTTTCTTGTCTTTGCTTTTTCATTTACTGGTTTTTCTCTTTGTGTTCCTTTCAAAGCTCCTCTCTTCTTTGTATTTATAAAACCATAAGGGTTTCGTGTAATAATTAGTTTATTACCGCTATATTCTACAAAATCGTGAGTTTTCAATCCTGCTTTATCAAACATATTCAAAATGCTGTTTGTATCGACTTTTATACTGGTATTTACAGTTACATTCATAGTCCAGGTTTTAATATAACCACGCAGTATGTTATATAATATACCAATTTCATTGGGATAATTGATAATAGGTGTTCCTGATAACAACACAATACGTGCATTAGTTGCGTTCATTAAATAATCATATAAAATGTAAGAAATGGACTTTTTCTGTTTGATTTTATTTACTATTCTACTAACAAAATTATGAGCTTCATCAATAATTACAACTGAATTATCAAAAGGATTTCTTGTTTGATTATCGGTTAATTTATTTAATTTATTCATATTCATTCCATTGTAATTAATATCGGTATATTTTGAGCGAATCATTTCATTCAATTGTAAATCAACAGATTCCTTTTCATCTGTAGATAAATTTGAAAAATTCGGTTCTTTGTTAATGTTTACTAACCAAGCACCTCTATTTTTACGAATATAATCAAGTGGTAATGATAATGCTTTTGACAATACACTCAAATACTCGGGATTACCTTCAATCGAAACAAACTCCCAAAACTGATTTTTCTTATACAATTCGTCACCACACTTTTTCATTTCACTAAAAAAGTTCATCTTTAATGAAGCTGGTGTTAGTACAAATACCTTTCTATTACTTTTCATACCTTCAGCAATTGCTATTGAAGTGCATGTTTTACCTGACCCTAAGCCGTGATATAGCAATAGACCTCTGTATGGTGTATATAAATTCAAATAATCACGAACTATACGCTGATGTGATAATAACGAAAAATCATCTGAACCGGATTTTCTATCACAACTAACTTCTTCGGTTTTTTCTAACAGCTCTTGTTCTCTTGGTTGAAGAATTTTATTTAGTTTTTGGATGAATAGTTTACGATTGTTCATGTAATATGGAGGAGCGACAATAATATTTTTTTCACGTTCTTTTGGTAATCTATCCGCAACTTTTTGAGTTCTGATAACAGCTGTTGTTAAATCTACATCGACGACTTCTTCTTTATCAGTAAGTATTATCTTTTTTGGTCGTCCACGTTTTTTTGGTTTGATTATTTCTTCTACCTTTTCTTCTTGAACTTCCTCTTCAAATTTGGCAGGTGTTTTTAATTCAGTTAGTTGAGTTATAGTCTCTTTTTCTTTGATATCTTCTATAGTATCTCCTTTTGATACTGCTACTGGAACGTCAAATATATCGTCATCTTCTTCCTTTTCCTCTTTCTCTTCTTCAATAGGAACTACTTCTGATAATACGATCTCTTTATCTATTTTTATAGGTGCTTCTTCTATTATTTCTGGTGTAGGAATATCTTTGGGAACAAGTATATCTGTTTTTACAGTGCTGGGTTTAGGTTTAACAGCAAAGGCATCTTGTTTACGAAGCTTATCCATAATAATATCGCGATTTACAGTTGAACTTCGACGTTTATCTAAAATAGCAATTTGTCTAGGTCTACTGGGAGTTTCTTGAATAAGTTTTTCATCTTTATCTTCTGAAATAGAATCTGGTATTTTTTGTTCTTTATCAAAACGAATTCTTATGTCTTCTTGAGTATTTGGTATTACTTTATTTTGTAATAATTCTAAATATGTAATTGGAACACTCATTACCTATATAATATGTATATAGTATCAATACAAATTATATTTATTTTGTTTATCTTTACATTACTTTTACACCCTTGAAGTCTTAAAAATTATGTAATTTACGTATGGCATCTTCGCAAGATATTTGTTCTGCCTTCTTCTTTATTTTGTGTCTACCCTCACCCATAAAGATGAAAACACGATTGTATTGTGACATATATTGATGTATATCTGTGTATTTATTAAATTCAGTTATTGATAATGCTTGATTTGGCTTCACACTATGAATTGGTTGTCCTAGACATAAATATACACCCATATGGTAACCTGTATCTGGGTCTTGTTCTTCCACTTCCATATAATGTGGGGTTACCTTAAATTCTTTTTGAATCTTTACTTGTAAAATATTTTTATAATTATCATCATTTTTTATTAAATTTATCCAATCTACATGACGTTCAAATACATTTTCTACAAATACTTGGACCATTTGAAAACCTGGTCCTGTCGTAAATAATTCTGAAAACCATTGTTCATCATCATTCACCTTTATCTTATTGAAATCTAAAAACATTGCTCCAATAAATGACTCAAATAAACAACCTAATTTTTTTAAATTGGTTCTAGTTTGCTTGCTTTCGGCGTGTTTAGACAAAATCAACCATTTATGCAATCCCATTTCGTATGCAATTCTTCCAATAGCCTCATTTTTTACCAACGCAATTTTTTTTTCAGTCATAAAACCCTCATTTTCTTTAGGAAATCGTTTATACAAATAATATTTAGTAATACATTCTAATACACCATCGCCTACAAATTCTAATCTTTCATTGGATTTAGTATATAGGGGCAAACAGTCATCTGGTTGTGGAACAATTGTTATGTTGTTATATTCGTTTTCAATATCAGGTCGTTTAATGTACGAACGATGAACGAAAGCTCGTTTATATAACATAGAGTTGAATATGGTTGTATTTATTCCATACATAGATAATATATTTTGTATTTCGTTTTCAGTAATTACCTTATTTAGGGGATTGTATGGGTCAAAAATATAAGTTTCTACTCCATTTATATTCTTTTCTACACGGATATCTTCATCTGTATTCATTTTATTTATTGTTGAATAAAATGAATTTATACATATTACTAGGTAGTTATGTTTATATGGTTTCAAAATATATTATTCTCGTTCGTGGAATAATATATTTAGTATATATATAAATTATGGTTTTAAGTGGTTCAAAAAAAACTAGTTCACTTTCTAGTGTTATTAATCAAAATACAGGCGGAGGACCAAAAAAGGCAGGTCTTCCGTATCAAATTGGTCGTGAAGCATCTGTTAGTATATCTTTAAAAAATACATCTACAAATTTAGTATTCTTACAAGGTGCAAGAGCTATGTTAGTTCAAAAACTTAGGTCGGCTAATTTTGAATTAGCTAACGCTAATAAGGTAGTTGCTACTAAAATTTATATTGCTAACGCTTTAACTATTGTGTCAGTAACAAAAGACAATACTAATGATGATATTAGTAATAATCTGATACAAGGTTTAAACATTGATACCTTAGAGACAAATTATAATAATGCACCCGCTGATACTGATGCGGTTGTTGATGAGAATGGTAATGTTACTACACCCGCAACTACAGCTAAGTCTGATGCTTTGGCAGCATGGGAGGCTGCTAAGACCGCTCGTGATGCTTTACAAGCGATTATCGATGCTCGTGATATTGCAACGGCTATTATTGAGAATAAGGTAACTCCCGCACAAACTAATCTTGACGCATATACTGCTGATGTATAAATTAAAAAATGCGTTTATAATATATTTAATAAATAACAAATAAAAATATTTAGTAAATATATAAATATGGTATTAAGCGCAACTAAACGAGTATCTTCTTCATCAAGTATAGCTAATCAAAATTCGGGAGGTGGAAATGCCAAGGGTGGTGTTCCAAAACAGGTTGGAAAAGACGCATATGCGGCTATTCACATTAGCGGAGGAGCATCTTCAAATGGTGTTCGTTTCGCAAATTACGGATTAAAGAGAGTTGAAACAACTGCTAACCCCAATGTAAAACAATCTCGTCCTATCGGCATTAGCCCTATGGTTTGGAATTAAATTAATTTATTTTAAAACAATATAATAATGTTTTTATACTTATTATATTCTTACTATGAAAATTATTGTGGATGAACGAGAACACGCTTTATATGAACGTTTAGACGCAAAATTATGTAGTTTAAAAACACCATCATTTGCTATTTTGGAAAAGGAAGTTCTCCCATTAGGAGATATTTTAATACAAACTGATGAGGGTAAAAGTGTGATGTTAATCGAAAGAAAAACTTATAGTGACCTACTCGCTTCGATTAAAGACGGTAGATACGAAGAACAATCCTATAGATTAATTCATTCGTCCGGGTATCCTCTTCACTCAATAGTTTATTTATTAGAAGGGTTGTTCTCACAAATAAGAACTCCATTAGAAAAAAAAATTGTATATTCGGCAATGACGTCTTTACATTTTTTCAAAGGTTTCAGTATTTATAAAACAGCAACTGTAGATGAAACTGCTGAATGGTTGATTAATACAGCTGATAAAATCGACCGTGAATTCGGCAAAGGACGCATTCCATATTATTTAACACCTAATTTTGCTGGGACATTACGATTACGAGAGACTAACCAAACAACAGAAACAACAGAACCGCCGCCTCCACCACCGTCTGAACCCAGTGAAAGTGATTATTGTTCTGTTGTAAAAAAAGTAAAAAAGGATAATGTTACACCAGATAATATAGGTGAAATAATATTATGTCAAATACCGGGTATCAGTTCAATAACCGCAATGGCTATTATGAGTAATTTTGATACTTTTAATCATTTCATAAATGAATTACAGACAAATCCTCAATGCATTGATAATTTAACAGTAACAACTAATGGGAAAACGAGAAAGATAAACAAAACATCTATTGAAAATATTAGACATTATTTACTTTATTCTAAACCATCACAAGCTGATGAAACGTAATTGTATAATTCATTATATTTTGAAATATACAATTAGAGTATGTCAACTGGCTTTTCTACATCACTTGGTAATTCGGCGAAAAACGCAGTATTAGGTGTTTTATTAAATACTGGTTTAGTTATTTCTCTACCAGCATATTTACCAGATTTAACTGCTTGTTTTGTGTGATCTATACCTCCCCAATTAGGGTCCATTGGATTATCGCTTCTAACATTTTGTTTTGTAGAATCATGAACGGCATCTAAATTGGTATAAACTCCGATATATTGTCCTTCTGGGTCAAATCCCGGATAAGTATCTTTATTATAAGGTGGGTTCATACGGTTAGCATCTGATACGTTAACCATTTCAGTAGTTGCGTTTGTTGCGGATAATCCGCCTTGTAAGTCAAATGGACTTGGACGCATTCTGTATTCATTCTGTCCTTGTATGTTTACTTCTTCTTGTAAATAAAGAACAGGGCAATTCATACCTTTCTTTTCTTGCGTTCGTACAAATTCTATGTAGTCATCTAAACTTTGAAATAAAATAGGATTAGTTCCTTCTTGAATTGGTTTTTTTGTATTATAAAGTGCTAAAGTTTGACCTTTTTTAACTAACATATCAGGACATATGGATTCTTGTTCTGATTCCATGTTCTCAATATTCTGTTTTTTTGTTTGAGTATTATTATTGAAATACATTGTAGCAAAAAGTCCTAACACAAATACTATGAGTAAAAATAGGATTACGAATAATTTTGAGTTTATCATTATATTATATATTAGGAAAAGAATGATAGTTTAACAATTTTTTCTATTTATATTATATTATAATGGCAAAAACAACAACAACGAAAAATACAAGTAAGAAAGCTACCAAAGCAACCAAATCTAAAGGTAGTAAATCTAAAACCGCAAAATCCAAAAAGAATCTTCCAAAAAAGGAGGAGGCAGTAGTCCTCATATATGCTAATTGGTGTCCTCATTGTCAAACAATGAAACCAGAATGGAATGAAATGAAAAATAGATTAGGTTCTGGTATAGAAATTATTGAAATTGAAGATTCTGACTTTGATAAGGATGTAAAAATCAGTAACATTGAGAACACAAAACTAAATGGTGAAAAAATAGAGGTATATGGATATCCTACTATGTTAAAAATTCACGATGGACGCGCCGAATACTACGGTGGTAGCAGAAATTTCACAGATATGTATAACTGGGTAACTAATAAAAATAAAATCGGCGGATATAGCAAATCAAAAATACGCAAACAAAACAGAAGTAAAAGTATTAAAAAATCTATTTCATAATTATGTGATTTGAAAGCATACAACGTTTGTCAATAGATACTTTTTTATTTTTATCTTGAATGTTTTTATTTACATAATGAATACGTTCATTCGAAAGCATACAATACGTATGTAATTTGTTACGTTTCAAAGTATCAAATATGTTTTTATTTAATACTTTATGCATTGTATATAATATATAGATATAGAAAATTGATAATATTAAAGTAATAATAATTATCTAAAACTAAGTCAATAATTATATTTAATTATGTCAACCAAAAGGAAGATTGGTATTCGAAAATCATTTCGTTTGTTTGATTTTAACGTCTATGATGAAGACCAAGCGTTAGCAAAAGAATCATTTGATAGCGATGATTCGGGTGATGATAAATACAACTCATTCAAAGATGAAAAGAATTTCATTATCCAAATGTTTGGTGTTAATGAGAAGGGCGAGACGTGTTGTCTCTATGTAGAAGACTATAAACCCTTCTTCTTTGTCAGAGTAGGTGATGACTGGAGCGAGTATAATAAAAGGTGTTTTGTAGATGAATTAAAGAAGAAAATCGGTAAGACGTTTCAAGATTCTATAGTTTCATCCCATCTGGTAGACCATCATAAACTATATGGATTTTCAGGAGGTAGAAAACATAAATTCATTAAATTGGTTTTTAAAAATACAGTTTCAATGAATAAAACCAAGAATTTATGGTTTAGTTATGTAACGCACGAAAGAACTGGTGAAAATATTAGAAAACGAACAAATCTTGTATTCAATAAACGAGAGATTGAATTATATGAGAGTAATATTCCTCCATTGTTACGATACTTCCACGTAAATTCAATTAGTCCGTCTGGATGGGTTTCGTTTAATACATCTCGTATGATAAAACCACCAATTCTAACCACAACATGTAAATATGAATATAAGTGCTCTTTGAAGGATTTGACACCTATGCCTGAAAAAGAAACACGAGTTCCTTTCAAAATATGTAGTTTTGATATTGAAGCTAGTAGTAGCCATGGTGATTTTCCAATTCCTATTAAAACCTATAAACGTTTTGCTACCAATTTAGTTGATGTATTTTTACAACAATTACAATTTCTGGATAAGAAAAATAGCTCGAATTTGCTAGAAAAATGTGTAATGACTGCCTTTGGATATAACAATTTTGACGATATTGATATTGTTTATCCAAAATCAAAGGTTACAAAGGAATATATTCAAGACAAAATAAATATCCTCATTAAAACACCTATTGAAAAAGCAAAATTAGAACATGGTAATGATGAAAATTCAGAGTTGCTTCGAATAGATAAAATGTTTGATAAAGTAAATCAAGAATATCAGACTGAAGGTGTTGGTGGCGATAGCGATGAATTAGGAGCTAATGAAAATGGTGAAGAGAATGCTTATACATATAAGCCTTACGAAAAAAAGACACGTACTAATAAAAAATCCACAATTATCGATGTATTGCTTAGTGATAAATATGATCGAGATGAAAAAATACAACTATCGAATGAGATTATTACATTATTATTTCCACCACTCGAGGGTGACAAAGTTACATTTATTGGTTCTACCTTTATGAAATATGGTGACCCCGAACCATATATGAATCATTGTTTAGTATTAGGTTCTTGTGATGAAGTTGATGGAACTGTAATTGAAACTGCCAATAGTGAGAAGAATTTATTATTACAATGGGCGAAATTGATACAAAGTGAAAACCCGGATATTATGATTGGTTATAACATATTTGGTTTTGATTATGAGTTTATGTTTAGACGAGCTCAAGAAAATAAGTGTGAAAGACAATTCTTATTGTTATCGAGGAAATTAAACGAATTATGCGCTAAAGAAGATAGAACCACACGACAACTCAATATTGAAAATACTAAAATGCAAATAGCGAGCGGTGACTATGATTTGAGATATTTTAAAATGACTGGTCGTCTTCAAATAGATATGTATGCTTATTTCAGAAGAGATTTTAACTTGTCGTCTTATAAATTAGATGATGTAGCCGGTCAATATATCAGCGATAGTATCAAAAAGGTTGTATGTTGTAATCATACTGAATACGGTAATGTAACTGAACTATATAGCAAAAACTTAACTGGACTTCATAAAAATGATTTTATTCATATTGAGTTTGGTGGTGTTACTACTAATTACTATAAAAACGGTCAAAAATTCAAGGTATTGGATATTGACTTTAATCGTGAAGTAACTGAAAATGATAAGACGAATGTATTCAATGTTATTATCATACAAGAGCACGAAAAACAACTCGAAACCGCCAAATCCTTAAAATGGGGAACAGCAAAAGATGATGTAACTCCTCAAGACATTTTCCGGTTAGCTAATGGTTCATCAAGTGATAGAGCTATTGTTGCGAAATATTGTATTCAAGATTGTAACCTCGTTCATCATCTTATGAATAAGATTGATGTTGTTACTGGATATACAGAGATGGCTAGTATTTGTAGTGTCCCTATCAGTTTCTTGGTATTCAGAGGTCAAGGTATTAAACTAACCAGTTATGTTGCGAAAAAATGTAGAGAAAAAAATACACTTATGCCCGACTTGGATAAATCTGGTGATGCGGAAGGTTATGAAGGTGCTATTGTTCTTCCACCAAAATGCTCTATGTATATGGATAATCCAGTAGCTTGTGTAGATTATTCATCTCTTTATCCATCTTCAATGATTAGTCAGAATTATTCACACGATAGTAAAGTATGGACCAAAACATATGATCTTGATGGTAACTTAATCAAAATTACTGGTGAACGAGATAAAGATGGTAATTTTATATATGATAATTTACCTGAATACCAATATATTGATATTGAATTCGATAATTATAGATACATTCGTAAAAATCCCACATCCAGAGCAGAGAAAACGAAAGTAGGTCATATGAAATGTAGATGGGCGCAATTACCCGATAATCAAAAATCAATTATGCCTTCTATTCTTGAAGAATTATTAAAAGCAAGAAAAGACACACGGAAAATGATTAAAACTGAAAAAGATCCATTTATGCAAAACATTTTAGATAAAAGACAACTTGGATATAAGGTAACAGCGAATTCGTTATACGGTCAATGTGGTGCCAGAACATCTACATTTTATGAGAAGGATGTAGCCGCATCTACTACAGCAACTGGTCGTATGATGATTATGTATGCTCGAAGAATGATAGAAGAAATCTATGGTGATTTGGTATACGATACAAAATGTCACGGTCCGATGAGATGTAAGGCTGAATATGTTTATGGCGATACTGATTCTGTATTTTATACTCTTAATCTTGAAGACCCTGTAACTGGTGAAAAAATCAGAGGACAAAAAGCATTAGAAGGTACAATCGAAATATCCAAAGATATAGAGGTTGTATGCAGTAATTATTTGAAACCGCCTATGTTTTTGGAATATGAAAAAACGTTGATGCCATTTATATTACTATCAAAAAAGAGATATGTTGGAATGTTATATGAAGATGACCCTAATAAAGCATATTTGAAATATATGGGTCTATCGATTAAAAGACGTGATTCTTGTGACTATCTAAAAGATGTATATGGTGATATATTGAATATTCTGATGAAAGATAATAACATAGAAGGTGCCATCAAATATTTGGAACAAGCATTATCTAATTTAATTGAGGGCAAAGTAAGTATGGATAAACTTACCATTACAAAGGCATTAAAAGGATATTATAAAAACCCAAATCAAATAGGTCATAAAGTATTAGCTGACCGTATAGGTCAAAGAGACCCTGGTAATAAACCAAAACCCGGTGATAGAATGAAATTTGTATTTATTGTGAATGATAAACCAAAAGCATTGATGGGTGATAAAATCGAAACTCCTGAATACATTATTGAAAACAAACTACAAATTGACTATACACATTATATTACAAACCAATTAATGAAACCTTTACAACAACTATTTGGACTAGCATTAGAACAAATATGGACTATGCAAAATAAACGTTCAGCTATTAAAACCCACCAAAAAGATATCCAAAAATTAGAAGACGAAGGTTATGACCTGGAAACATTTATGAAGAAAAGGGAAAAAATATGCAGTGCCAAAATAAAGGTATTGTTATTTGATAAGGTTTTATCTACTATCTATAATAGAAAACATCGCATACAAACATTGGATTCATTCTTTGTAAAAAAATAAACAAAAATATTAAAAAATAGCATTATTATAATTGTTATTTTTTAATCTACTTCTATTCCATAATCATCATCATCATCTTCTTCTTCATATCTTGTAGTTACAGTTATTGGTATATCTAATGTATAGTGTCTATTCAAAGACGCATCAGTCGTTTGATTTGCGGTTCTTTCAATTATATTTGAAAATAAACTTGTTAATTGTTCTGATAACTCATCTAAAGAATTATTTGTATTTTCATTATTATCATCTTCTGTTTCATTTGTATTATTAGTATTCATCGAAACGTCACTGGAAGATGAATTAGTTCCATAATCACGTATATCATACCTACATACCGGACATCTAACATTAGTAGTAAACCAATTATTGATAGAATCTTCACGAAATGTATGTCCGCAATGTCTAATACGTAGTAGTCTCTCTCCTACAGTAAAATCCTCCATTGTTATCGGACAACGTGTATTAATTAAATTTTCGTCTTCCGTGTATATTAATTGTTCTACAGCATTATCTATTTGCTCTTGTGATGGTCTAACAACAACGTTTTCAAAATTATAATTCAAGTTTTGAAATAAATTTTGTGGTAAGGTAAATACATTAGAAAATAGTGTGTTGTTTAATCCCGCATGACTAAATACTTGACTTCTAGGTGTCTGTCTTATTTGACGTGCTCTCCTATTTACTTGGCGTTCAGATAGATTACTACCTACTTGCTGATTACTATTTATAGTAGTTTGTCTTGTAGTTTGTCTTGTAGTTTGTCTTGTATTTTGTTGAGAGTTACCAGTTGGCGTTTGATTTGTGGTCTGTGATACGTTTGAAGATTCGTGTAAAAAACGTCTATTTAACAAATGTGTCTGTAATCGTGTTATATCTCTTCTATATTCATCTAATAAGGTTATCGACCTTGTCATATTCTGATTATAACTGTTAATAACTGTATTATAACCTATTGTCATATCTCGCATAGTTTGAGTTAAATTTCGATACATGCTTGCTGTATCATTAATCATTCTATCATTATCTTCTAAATTATATTCGTTATTAGTATTGTTATTGTTATTTGGTGGGTATTGAAATGATGAAAATAATGGCGTTTGGAAACTGAAATTTGGAAAACCACTCATAATTATTATATTTTATATAAATGGTGTAAAGAAATATCTATATTCTTTTTTATTATAGAAAATTATGGACTTAAGCAAATATGAAAAAAATGGTATAACTGGAATAGAAAATCTAGGGAATACGTGTTTTTTAAACTCGTGTATGCAGGTTATTAGCCATACATATGAATTGAATGATTTCTTTGATTCACCAAAATATAACGAACATCTAAACAAGGATATTATTGATAGTGAAGCAACTACAGCTTGGAATGAATTGCGTAAAGTAATGTGGAGTGGCAATGGTGTTGTTTCACCTAAAAAATTTATTCATATTACACAAGAACTTGCTAAGAAGAAAGGAAGAGAACTATTTTCTGGATTTTCGCAAAATGATATGCCCGAATATTTCATGTTTTTTATTGACTGTATTCACAATAGTATACGTCGTAGTGTAAAAATGAAAATTTCGGGTAATGTTGAAAATATTACAGATAAACTTGCTGTAGAATGTTACAAGTTACTCCAGAATCTCTATGAAAAAGAGTATTCCGAAATTGTAGATTTGTATTATGGCATTTATGTTAATCAAATTACTGATATAGAAGGAAAAAAATCACTTGTATTGAAAGCCGAATCATATTTTATATTGGATCTACCTATATTAGACGGGAATAATGTAAAAACTAATTTATATGATTGTTTTAATTTGTTTGTAAAACCAGATGTTCTTGAGGGTGATAATGCTTGGTATAATGAAAATACTAAAGAAAAACAAGACGTCAAAAAGAATGTTGTATTTTGGAACTTTCCAAAAATTTTAGTGATTGTTTTAAAACGATTTACACCCGACGGACAACGCAAAATTAATGCTAAAATTAATTTTCCGATTGAGAATTTAGATTTGTCAAGATATGTTCTTGGTTATAACCCAAAATCTTATGTTTATGATTTGTTTGGAGTTTGTAATCATAATGGAGGAACTACCGGAGGTCATTATAGTGCATTTGTAAAACATGCAAGTAATAAATGGATTCATTTTAACGACCATGTCATAGAAAGTGTAGAAGACCCCAATCGAATGGTTACATCAATGGCATATTGTTTATTCTATCGTAAAAAAAATAGCCAAATATAATATAAACTATGTCTAATAACAATAATTTACAATATAATTCGGGTAATCTAGATACTGATTATATTAACGATACAGAAGCATCCAATCAGTATAACGAAGACAAAAAACAACATTTAAGCGAATTGAGTGAAGGTAAAAGTGACACAACTAATAATGATACCGCAGAACCAACAAACACAGAAACACCTGATAATAAAAGTCCCGAAGAAGGTACTGCTAATAATGAAACTACTGAAGGTGAGACCGCCGATAAAGAAATTGTCGAAGAAGAACCCAGTATTATCAGCGATATTTCCAATAAATATCTAACTACATCTAACATGTTCTTATTATTATGGTTTTTAGCAATATATATTGTTGTTTACTATGTTTTAGGAATGTTTTTCAATAAAGGTAGTGAACCCGGACAATTTCAGCGTAATTTAGGTAGAACATTAGATTTTATATTTTTCATAAGTGTCTTTGTATTTAGTGTTACTTATTACACATCGAAATCAAAGGAACAAATTGAAGATGATATGCGTAATTTATACGAAAGTGTGTTAACACAATTGGAAGACGCCAATACAATAATAGCAACCTCTCTATTCATTATTTCTTTATATATTATCGTTTACTTATTCCGTGTTCCCATGTCATATTCTTCAAAACCTTTTTTCATATCATTAATTGAGAATACTGCTTGGTTTGGACTGATATTATCTGGTATTGTTGTATTTATTCAGAAGGTCTTTGATGTAAATATTCTGGACTATATTCGTCCTTCTGACAAAGAAGATGAAGAAGAACAACCGTTAGTTGATGGTGAAGTTCTTCCTCAAATACCTATAGAACAAGATGAAGTATTCAACATTGGTGACAACACGTATTCATACGAAGACGCTCAGGCTGTATGTAGCTCATTTGGTGCTAAATTAGCAACCTACGACCAAATTGAAAGCGCATATAATAATGGTGCTGAATGGTGTAATTACGGTTGGTCTGACGGACAAATGGCTTTCTTCCCTACACAAAAAGAAACTTGGGATAAATTACAGAAATTCCCAAAAAAGAAAAATAATTGTGGTCGTCCAGGTGTAAATGGTGGTTATATTGATAATCCATATATCAAGTTTGGCGTCAACTGTTATGGTAAAAAACCAAAACCTACTGAAAATGACCTCAAAAGATTAGAAACCCAACAAGAACATCCTGTCCCGCTTACCGCTGAAGATAAAGAATTACAGAAAAAAATTAACTACTGGAAAGAAAATTCTGACAAACTTAAATTAAATTCTTTCAACAATAATAATTGGTCTAGATACTAATTGTCATCTGTTGATTAGTAATTATATTATTATGATAATTACTAATTATTTACCAAACCTCCTTTCTCTTTTTTTGAATAGTTTTACAATACGATTTAAGTCATCTAATGTTATTTCAGGCCACAATTTTTTTTCAAAAAACAACTCGGAATAAAGAACCTTTGTTGGAAAAAATCCCGATATGCGTTTTTCGCCACCACTTCGAAATAATATATCTATATTTGATTGTTCTCGATTGTAATTGGTTATGTTATTATTACCATAATTTATCATATCTTTTTTATAATCATATGCAATTGCTATATTAATCGTATATTGTATATTTTCTTTTTCCTTTGACAATTCAATACATAATTCTTGTATATCCTCTGGTAATGATTCCATATCCCCTATTATATTTATTTTCGTAATTTGTAAATGTTCTCGAATGTTATTTAAAATTTTTGTGTCTAGTTCTTTTTCTTTGTTTTTATAAATATCTACCAATTTTCGAATGAAATTAAAGATCGTTTCTTTAGTGCCGTCATTCCTATTCATATTATCAATCGAACATACATATAAACTTATTTCATCAACTTCTTGTAGGTGCTTATATTTATTAATTTTGTTTGATTTAAAATGTTGTATATTATCGTTTATAGTAGTTAATATAATATCTACCCATTTATCACATAGTGTATCTAAACCATAATTATTTTTCTTACACCATCGTCTATTCCCATCTGGTATAATTCCAATATGAACCATTACTTATATATAATGGTTCATATACTTATTGTTTTATTTTCTTATTTTTCTTGTTTTATTATTGTCTTTATTATTTTGTTTTACGTTGATAAATAACTTGTCGAATAAATTATCATTTATTATTTCACCAGTATTTACTAATTTTATATTTGACAATTGAGAACATCCGCCATTTGTGGTTGTATCATTTAACATTAATCCTATCGGGACTACTAATCCATCAAATCGAGAACTTCCAATTTTATTTGAACCTCCTAACATAATAGTTTCTTCATTTTTATTATTAATCAAATTTGTTATAGGATAACCTCCAAATTGAGTATCACCCGCTATATCTTTTCTGAATACATTTTCTTGAAAATCTGATGTATCTACCTTAAACATTATATATAGTAGATATATTTATAATTTGGTTGAAATACGTTTTATATCCGGTGTTGTTGATACTTCACGTTTCTCTTTCAAATATTTTATTATGAATTCCACATGTGATTTATCGTTTATAATTTCACTCAAACATTTCTCTATATAATAAAAAGTTAATGGTTGATAGTCTTTTCTATCGAATACTCTTAGTTCTCCATCACTTATACCTATATTAGTTGTTATATTATTTGTTTTCATATACGAATGAATATCTCTTGTTAATTTGGTTTTCATCTCACGTATATGTTTCGTTTTTTCATTAATTATACGTAATTTTTCGTCCAATAACGTCCAATTTTTCACATTTTCTATCAAAAGTTCTCGTTCTGATTTATTTGAATAGACTGTTAAACTTTGATTATTGTTAGTAATATTACTCATTTTTAATATTACTAAATACGTTTTTAACTATTTACTTATTTTTTATATAATTTGGCAGCCTCTTTTAACGCCTCTTTAAACATATAATTAGGATTTTTTAATTTATTTTGTTTGTATAATTCTGTTACGAATTTGGTCCAATTGCTTTGTTTCTTCTTTTTTGCGGTTTTTCCCTTACTTTTTCCTCCCTTCTTGGGTTTGTTTTTACGTGATTTTTTAGCTCCACCGATATTCTCTTCCTTTTCTTCTTCTGGTGTTTCTACTTCCATTGAAGTTTCTTCTTCCTCTTTTTCTTCTTCATCTTCCTCAGGTTCCTCAGGTTCTTCTACGTTCATTTCTTCAGTGGTTGGCGTTTCTACCTTTTCTTCTATATCCATTTCTTCAGGTGTTTCTTCTTCATCTTTCTTTTGAGGACATATTATATCACATACTCCACCTCCCTTTTGTGGGCGTTTTTTCATTGAACGTTTTTTGTATGAACGTTTATTTGCTTTATGAGAAGCCATTATATTATAATACCACATTTTAATCTATATAAGATACTTTATTTGAATATCTCAGTATTCGTATTAACAAAAACAAATTTGCTAAAATGATAAATATCAAAAATATATTATACACTAGGATTATCCAAACATATATATTTAATTCATCATATATTGTATCTAATATTGGCTTTGCTATTTCACGTAAATCTCTCTTAATACTCTCATCTTGAAAAAATTCAATACAACTCTCGCGTATACTCTTCATACATAATAATAAATAATATACAGATTGTTACTACTATATTTAAACGTATAATTCTTTATTGATAAAATTATAATAAAGAGAACTATACATAAAAATATTATGGAGAACATTTACGATACAAGTGATAAACTACTTTCTTTCGATTTTTCAAAGTTAATACTATCAAAACCTACTCTTATATCTGGTGGTAATTATTTCATCCGTTTTAAAAAGGAGAACATCCCCGTTTATATACAACCACCTTCTTGTAACACACGCAACGGTTTTGTAAAAAACGGAAGGAAATACTACACTGATTTACTATTTACAAATGAAGACGAATATATTATACAATGGTTTGAAAAGCTAGAAGAACATTGCATTCAATATATTTATAACCGTCGCAATGAATGGTTTGATGGAGATATGGAAAAAGCAGATATTGAGAACTATTTCACATCCCTTTTGAAAATTTATAAATCAGGTAAATTTTACAGTGTAAGAACTAATATACCAACCGCATTAGAAAAACCTATTATAAAAATATACGACGAAGACGAGAACATTGTTGATTTCACAACTATTGATGAAAACACTAAATTAATGAATATTCTGGAAGTTCAAGGCATTAAATGCTCTCCAAGAAGTTTTCAAATAGAAATTGAAATGAAACAAGCTCTTGTAATGCGCCCACAAGAATTACATTTATTCGATAAATGCATTATAAAATCAAATAATATACCATCTATTAATACTACGAACAACGATACAATAAATAGAAGAGATACTGAAGAGAATACGGAAGAAATTACAGAAGAAGACACTTTAGATAACAATACAAATAATACAGAAGATAATATTGTTACCAATATTGCAATAGAAAGTAATATTAACGAAGAAGTATCGGAGGTAATGAATGATATTCAAGATATTATTGAAAATTCTACTGTATCAACTGATAGTGATAATAATTTAGGAAATTTTACAGATAATGATACAACTGTTGAAACTATAATTAATGAAGACAATACTCAAAATGTAAATATTGATAACAATGAAAATGTTGAAGAAACGACACCCATTGAAATAATTGAAAACAAAGATACTAATTCAATGGAAGAAATTGACCTTACTTTAGAAGAGTTACCCGATGATAATAATATCACATTGAAAAATCCGAACGAAGTATATTATAAAATGTATAGAGACGCACGTGAAAAAGCCAAACGGGCTCGTGAATTAGCATTAGCCGCATATTTAGAAGCCAAAAACATTAAAAATACATATATGCTTGATAATATCGATGATAGTGATACTAGTGATTTAGATATTGATAATGAGAGTATCAATTAACGAACTTATTCGAGAATAACTAATATTTTAGCAAAAAATACATTATCACGAAAATATTTTTTATCAGCCGTTTATATAAACGAATAATGTTTAAGGCGATTCAATCTGGTCTTGCTAAGTTTTTTACACCAAAAATGTTGTTAGTATTAATTATTTCTATGATTGCCATCTGGGGTTTATTATCCTACAACGGACAAATGAAGATGGTCCGTGATATGATGGAGGATGGTTCCGAAGAGAAAGAAGCCGAAGAAGAGAAAAACGATGCTGCTGAGCCCGCTCCTTCCTCTGGAAAGGCTGAAAATGGGTATGCTCTTCAACCCGTAGCTAACCCTTCTGATTTGTTACCTACTGATAAGAACAGTGAGTGGAACAACTTAAACCCCACCAACATCGATGCTGAGGGTGTCAAGATGCCCGACCTTCTTGAGGCTGGTTACCATATTGGTCTTGATACCATCGGTCAATCAATGAGAAATGCCAATCTTCAACTTCGTTCTGACCCTACTATTCCCAAGGCTGATGTAGGACCATGGAACCAGAGCACCATTGAGGGTGATGCTACTCGTCAACAACTTGAAATTGGTAGCGCATAAATTTGTTAATATTATATAATTCACATTAGTTATATAATATTTTTCGATGTAAAAACATATATATCAACACAATATATAATGAGAAGTGAAGACATTTTAGGATATTTTATAATAGGTTTTATATTAAGCACCAGTTATTACATTTATCGTGAAAATTACGAAAGTTTTCAATTAAAATGTATAGTATCCAGCGTAGATGGTAATAAATATTGTGTCCGTGAACGAGAAAATATTGAAAAGGCTGCTGATTTATTAGCAAAAATTACCGAAAAATGTAAAGCTCTTGTAACATATGTTGTTGATAAATATCCAAATAAAGAAAATGTGAAACGCCTTAAAGAAAATTTTAATCCACAAAAAATTTCAGAAACTTTGCCTACCAGTAGTTATACCGCATATAGTGAAAATAAAGGTGAAAAAGTCGCATTTTGTTTAAATAAACAAAAAGGCGATAATGATAATCTTATTGACGAAAATACTCTAACTTTTGTAGCCATACACGAATTATCACACGTTATGACAAAATCAATCGGACATAAAAGCGAATTCTGGAGTAATTTTAAATTTATGTTAGAATCTGCTAAAGAAGCCGGTATTCACAATCCCGTTGATTATAAGAAAGAGCCACAGGAATATTGTGGTATGAAAATACACGATAATCCTTATTATGACGCCTAATTATTTGTAGTTTCACGTTGTTTTCTATTTTGATACGCCTTTTGTCTATATGTTTTTAATTTTTCTGGATTTTCTTCCTTTAATTTTTCAATATAACGCTTAGCATTCTCCTTTATTCTTTCCTTATTTTTTTCGTAATACTTCTTGTGTCTATCATTATTTGTATATTTTGCAAGTCGTGTTTTTAATGTATGTATCTGTGAATGTAACATCTCTATTTCTTTATTCAATTGGTCTATATGTTCCTTATTATCCATTTCCATTACAATATATATAATGCTTCTTTTTATACTATGTTAGGTATTATTATTTTATTGAAGTATATGTCTTATTCAATAAAATTCTAAAGTTTATGCTGCCATCTTAAGACCACCAACCAAGTTAGCACCAATACCGAAACCAGCACCTCCACGAGCGGAAGAACCCATGGCAGGGATGAATACATCAAGGATGCTAAATGTGGCAGCAGCAGTCAAGGCAATAATAATGATCTCCTCAACATTAAGTTGCTTCTTTGGGATAGCGAAAGCAGCTAAGGCTACTACTAAACCCTCAATCAAGTACTTAATAGCACGTTTTACTAACTCGTTCAAATCAAACATTTTATGTTTATATTATAATATAATAAAAAAATTTTAATAATTAATTATGAAAACACTTAAACAGTGAATGTTATAGAGTATATATTCCTAAAATGTCTGGATACGAAAAAAAGAAGAATAGCGATGGAACACTAAATAGCAAATATGTTGACTTGTGTGATGAAGATCAACCTATATCAGGACAAAAGTTTGCGTGTATGTCATTTGTATCACCTGAAAAGATTCTTCAAAAACGTGAGGTTTACCTGTTTAACCAGTTTGTTAAGAACTGGGAATTCTCTAAATCTATGGAAAGGTATTTCGAATTTATACATTTTATTGCTTATAAGCACAATATGAATGTTGAAACTCTTATCAGCGATTTCAATGACTTTATAAAGGAGGAAAGTGATAAACTCAAGAAGAGTGGCATTGAAGACGATTATAAAAACTTTTTGGATAAACAAGAAGAAAAACTTAACGAACAATTTAACCGAGACCACGCTTTTCAGACTTCCGTTAGAGGACTCAAGATTAGAGGTGTATTTAATACTCAAGATGAAGCGGAAGAGAAATGCAAGAAGCTAAGAGAAGGTGACCCTAATCACGACATTTATGTTGGTCCCGTAGGTGTTTGGATTCCTTGGGACCCCGATGCTTATAAAACTGGTCGTGTCGAACATATGGAGGATGAGCTTAACGCACTTCACGCTGAAAAGATGAAGAATGAAGAAGCTGCTAAAAAGGAGTTCGAGGAACGTGTTCGTGAAACTAAAAAGAAGGCTATTATGGAGAATATTGAAAAGGCTAAGAAGAGTGGTAATGTTCTTACACAAAGTATTGATGAAGAAGGAAATCTAAGTGGTGTAAAGGAAGAGGTTGATTTCGAATCACGTGAAGTTAGTAATACTGAATCAGCAAATATTCGTGATGAATTGAAAATAGATGACTCTAAAAAGGATGATTAAGTTGGTCTCATATATTGAATAAAATTATATGTGATATTTTTATTCAATAACTATATTGGATACTATTCCATCTACATTAAATTGTTTTATATAATCTAATTCTGCTTTGTTATGACAAGTATATACATAAACGGGTTTACCGTATTTATGTAAAAAATCTACGGTTTCATGGTCGAGAACATCAAATGATATGCTTACAAAATCCACATTACGTAACAACTCTTTCCATTCTTTATTACTATAGTTATTACTCGTAATAAAACCTATTTGAAGTAATGTTTCTATATTCGATAATATATCTATCATTCTTCTATTGAATGATGCTATTGAAAGATTTGGTAAATAGACTATTTTGTTATTATTCAATATAAAGTCTATTAGATAATCGATTATTTCTACGTCTCCTTTTAGATCTAAATAGATTTGAATATATTTACTATCAATTACACTGAAAAACGTTTTTAATGATATAACTCCAAGTTCTTCTAATTCGTGTAAAGTATAATCTTCTATCATCTTACCATTTAAACTTCTATCATGAAATACCACTATTTCATTGTTTTTGCATAACTGTATATCTAATTCTATCATATCAAATCCGGCTTCTACAGCACATACAAATGACTCGATTGAGTTGTCTGGGTTTGTTGCGGATAACCCTCTATGTGCTATTTTTAACATGCTTTATATTATATCTAAAAGATATAAATAATTTCGTATATTATTAATAGTGAATTATGAAAACTTTTACATATATAGCACATAAAATATTTATAAAAGATATTCAGTTTAGTGATGATATAACCATTGACAATTTTCACAAGTTTTCATCTAAAACATATATACCCCATATATTTGACAAACATGAAAGTGATAACACACATATTAATTTTATTAAAAACTGTTTTGTATTGTCTGATAAGGATAAATTTTGTATTTTTAACGATCAATATATTGAAAACTATTTTATTAAACAAGATGATAAACTCAACTTTTTAATGTTTTTTTATCGTATTCAAAAGATTTATTGGGCGCTTAATCGTTTCGCAAGGAGAATTAAAATTAAAAACTATAATTTGAAAGTTCATAATGATTTATTTTTATCTCCGATTTCAACCTCGCAGAAAAATACATTTTCATTATTTGAAAATAATTGTATATATCTATTTACGTTACAAGACCTTTCACGTATTATTATATCTGCTATATGTAATTCACCTGATTTTTGTGCTGAGCCAGTAAAACCGAAAAATCCATATAGTGGTATCGAATTTACTACGGCTAGTTTATATAATATCTATTTCAAAATGAAAGAACGATTGCTTGTAGTACCTAATATCATACAACAATATTTTTTGTGTAATTTTGATATTGATGATTTTTTCAATAGTAATCAATCCATTATTCGTAGTCATTATATTAGCCAATTTGTTAACAATGAAGATGAAGATATGATAATTGATTATATATATGATATGTTACAAGATTACCCAATTAAAATACATTATGATTTCCCTAAAAAAGTTTTAATTGATACATTTAAAAATATTTTACCGGATTATCTTCGTTATAAATACGCTATCGATACGACTATTAAAAATAAACATTCCAAGATTTTTTCTTCCAAAATTAGAAAATTCATTCAACAAACACCTCGTTTTGGACGACGTATACTTTCATTAGCAAATAGAAAAAGATATGTGTCGTTTGTTACTGTCGATGGAAACACGGAAAAGACTTTATACAATAATGAAGACTTATCTATTACAAATAATGATAACGAAAGTGATAATAATGAAGATATGTCAAGTAGGAATATTACATCTAATATATTATATAATTTTACGGAACCTACTGACCTAACATTTAGTACTGAAAGATTTCATACTATCTCAAGGGCTGATATTATACAAAATATTATTGACCCTAATTTCGCCAGGTTAATGATAGATACTACTATGGCTAATGATGAAAATACTAGAGATGGATTTATAGACGATACTGATTTATTTGATTCAGATGATTTATTTGATTCAGATGATGAAATTATCGTAGATGAAAGTTTATACGACCCATAACGCAAATAAGATACCCTATGTATATTATCTTATTTACCATTTACTTTTCTTTACATTTATTGCTGGACCCTTATTCTTTTTTGATTTGTTTGGGTCATATACATCATCTTCATCGTCAGAACCCATATTTTTAGATATTTCCCAGAATTCTTTCGCACCTAATCTAAAATTTGGATGACTTTCTGCTTTATACCAAAAAATCTGATCGTTTAATTTGTTTGATTTCGCATTATTATTAATTACCAAACATTCATAATTTTCCGTTGTCTGGTCCATAACACTACAAAATGACTCCAATGTTGGAAACATACTCGCATAATTTTCCCAGATTCTCTTACGATTTGTTAAATAAGGTTCTCTCAAAATAAATACATAATCTATATTTGTTCTTAGATTTGGTGGAATACCTAACGGATACTGCATTGTAATAATTAACATAATTTTCCAATGACGACCATTCATAAACAACAATCTCATCATTTTATCACGAGTCCATGATTGATCGTATAAACAATCATCTAATATCACAAAAGCACGAGGGTCTATGGTTGTCTTTTTATGAGTTGCTATCTCTTTATTTACTTGTTTTAATACCGTCTTTTGCCTTCTCAAAATGTTCTCAATCAATACTGTATTGTATTCTTCGTGAATAAATAACTTTGGCACGTGAGCTGAATAAAATCCATTTCCTGCTTCTGTTCCTGACATTACTGTTCCTACGGGAATATCCTGATGATAAAATAATAAATCTCTTACCAAAAATGATTTACCAGTATCACGACGTCCAATCATTACTATAACTGGTCCTTTATTTTCATCCGGTTTAAATGTAATTTCACGCATATTAAATTTTTTTAATTCTAAACTCATTTCCTTTAATACTTTATCACTATATTATACTAAATTACTTTAAACGAATTATCTTATCTATGAGTTTGTATTGTTTAATAAAAATGTATTAAACAATTATAATAAATTTATCTATGAATAATCAACTACAAAATAAATTTACAATCGGATATCGCAAATTAAAAAATATTAATATTTCATCTTTAGAAGAAACCTATGTACCAACTGAAAATGATACTTTATACGAATATAATCCTTTCAAAATAGAGAACTTACAACAATATAATCCTATATATGAATCCTTATTTACATTGTCATCCAAAAATTACAATAATATACAGTTAAATCATAAATATCATTTTGTGGATCATAAAACGGTTATTGATTGTAATAATGAAACGTTTGAGAAAGATATTTTCATCAAATATTCTCCGGTTATTGATCCTCTACGATATATGGTTGGAAAATATGAAACTCAAAAAGATCTAATTCATAATCTACCCTACCCTAGTGATATTTCTTGTGATATTTCACATACTTTGCTTCCAAAAATAAAGGAACCCAATAACTGCTCTTATGTTGATACATTTTTCTATTATATTAGCAGTATGGTTCTTCATCAACATAATATACTTAATTGTATTGATTTTTTTGGCTCTTTTCTAGGCATACAAGACAAATTCAAATATAATGTTAGCGATGATATTGATTACGTGCAAGAATCTGATTTTTTTAATGAGAATATTGATACACTTTATACTCTTGAAAATGTAGATTCTTTAGACGACCATGTAGATTCTTCCAGAAAAAAACGTTCCAAGTTACATATTTCAAAATCAAATCATAATATTAGTGCTGTATCACTTTCTGAACTCATTACCGAAATACCTAACAGTGATGAAAATATAGATGATTGTTTAATATATGATTGTAAATTTAATGTAGAAAATACAGACATTAATAATGATATTGAAGATAACCAAATTACTATTAATGATGATTCGAGTAGTGATGATAGTTCTGTTGCTTATACAACTGATTCAGATACACATTCTTCTTGGGAAACTCTTGATGAATCTGACAATGATAGTTCAATAAGTGATACAGATGATGGTAGTGAATGTAATTTAACCGACGAAGACCAACACGCATATATTCGTAATTTCCCTATACAAATGATTTCTCTTGAAAAATGTGATGGCACTTTAGACCAGTTATTTACTAATGGAACTATTAATAGCACCAAAGCCGCAGGTGCGTTGTTTCAAGTTATTATGACACTACTAATATACCAGAAACTTTTTCATTTTACCCATAATGATCTTCATACTAACAACATTATGTATATCAACACTAACATAGAATTTCTATATTATAAATTCAATGGTATTGTATACAAAGTGCCTACATATGGAAAAATCTATAAAATTATTGATTTTGGACGAAGTATATACAGATTTAATGGGAAAGTCTACTGTTCTGATAGTTTCGGACCCGATGGAGATGCTAATTCGCAATACAATTGTGAACCTTTCTTTAATGATAAAAAATCTAGATTAGAACCGAACATGAGTTTTGATTTATGTCGCCTTGGTTGTTCTATCTATGATTTCATTATTCCCGACCATTTACCTTATTCTGAATATGATGAATTACAAAAAACTGTATATAGATGGTGTTTAGATGATAACAAGAAAAACATTTTATACAAAAAGAATGGTGAAGAGCGATATCCTGAATTTAAACTATATAAAATGATCGCGAGAACCGTCCATAATCATACCCCCGATAAACAATTAGAATTTTCTTATTTTAATCAATTCGTTTACAATTCTACAGATGCTGTTGAAAATCTGATTGATATTAATAAATTACCTATTTATGCATAAAATCTATGACATTTTTTTATTTGAATATTATAAAAAAATGTATTGTATAAAGATTGTAATGCCTCATGTAAATACCTTGTTTATACCACCATTATATCCAACTCACGTTATGAAATCACCTAAACGCCAAGTACGATTCGCAAAAGAAAATGAGGTATATTTACTACCTCCTCATTTGAATACAATGAAACGATAATTTTACAAATATTTTTTTATAAACTCTTCTGGTGTCATTATTGGAATACCTAATTCTTGAGCTTTTTTTGTTTTTGATGAAACATCGTCTAGACTTTTTGTTATTAATGCAAATGTCTTTTTCGTAATATTGTTTTCTAATTTACCACCAAACTCTTCTAATGCTGATATTATTGTTTTATCTCTTATCTTTGTCATTACAATTGTTTTTCCATTTAGTATATGGTCTTTGTGTTTTATTGATTCTTGCTTTGCTGATTCTTGTTTTTCTTTTTTACCATCTTTACATAACTTATAAAGTAAATTCGCCTCTACTAAAAATTGCTTCATTTTTTGCATGTTTTTTACTATACTATTCGCATTTTCTTCACCTATTCCATTTACTGATAACAATAGCAATTTTAAATCTTCATTTGAAATTAGGAGTGTAAATAAATTGGGATATTCTTCGAATATTGGTTCTAATTTACGTTTTCCTATGCCTCGTCCTAATATATTTGAAGCCGCTACTATTTCTACCAATGACGATTCTCTTAATCTTTCTTGTATTCCATTGTATATTTTATTTATCATTTTAGTTTGAAATCCTTCTATGCCTTCATAATCTTCCTTTTTCATATGAATTATTTTTATAATACTATCATATCCTGCGTTCATTAATCTTTTTACGTTACCGGTAGATAACCCATCTACTTTAATGCCTACAAAGAAACTCGTTATATTTTTTTCTATTACACTTGTATTATCATCTATGTTATCTAATATAATGTCAACTCCGGTTTCATTCCAATGATAAGGTTCATCGGGCATTTTTGCTGTTTCTGCTTCTGTTGTTACTGATTTTATATAGGGTATTACATCTCCACTACGAATTATCTGAACTACAGCACCAATACCTATCTTATTACTTTCTATGAACTTTCCATTAAAACCTGTCGCATATTCTATTTTAACACCACCTATGTTTATAGGCTCTATTCTTATACGTGGTTTCAAATACCCGCTTTTGCTAGCGTTCCAAATTACATCCACTACTTTTGCTTCCGCTACTTGGTCCGATATTACCATTTTAAAAGCAAACGAATGTTCTGGATTTCTTGTTGTGCGTGCGTATTTTTTATTATCTGATACAATTATACCGTCTATTTCATATTCATAATTATTTCTCAAATCTACTAATAATTGTGATAATAAATCGTTTGTTAAAGTCACAAATTGTAAATTACGAACTGTATTAAATCCATACTTTTCTAATACCTTCATTTGTTCGCTTGGACGTAATACCGGTTTAATTACTTCATATGCTACAAAATCCATATCATTTACTTTATTATCTATTGTTTTACTATTTATTATACCTGCTACTAGATTTCTTGAATTCGCAAATTTTGATTTATATTTTTCTTCGAACTTTGTTTTAGACATTATAAATTCACCACGAACGACAATATCCTTTATTTTTGGTAAATTTAATACTGATAATAAATGGGTTACGTCTTGTCCTACTGTTCCATCTCCACGAGTATATAATTTTTGCGTGTTGTTTTCAGTTGTATACATTCCACTAACCCCGTCCAATTTACAAGATAACACGTAATTTCCTGTATACTTTTTCATCCATTTTTCCAAAGCATCCGTATCTGGTTTTATTTTATCCATTGAAGGCATATTATATGGCAATGTCACTTTATTTTTAGTGATTGGGGCACCAATATTCTTTAAAACTGGGTTGTTAGGATATTTCTTTTCAAAATATTCCTTTATAATATCAAACTCATTATCTGTCATTAATGCGTTATCATTATAGTACGCATCATTTGCCTTTTTTATTAATGTGGCATACCTTTGTTCCGGTATATTCTCAAGGAGACTTATACCTTCCTTTTTAAACTGTTTAATAGCCTGAATGGCGCTCATTTTATATATTACCGTTATAAGTTTATATAATTAGTTTTTCAATTTTGTATAATCATATTATCAAACTATGTGATAATATAATTAGAAACCTGGTTCGCCTGTAAATACTTCTGTTGCAGATGGTTTCAATACTTTGTTTTCAGTAATCACATTGAAGAAATCACTCATTCTACCATTTGTTATGAAATAAACTACCACGGAAAAAATACTACTTAATAAAACTGTTACCGTATCACGTATTACTATTTTCATTGGTTTCCATTCTTTGCTAACAAATTTCATGTCAATTATTTTTGCTACAAAGAATACAAAAGTTATAAAAAACGAAAGTATAAATGCCTTTTCCATCTATAATATTATTTTTCTCATTTTTATATTCATAATATTACGAATACCCTAAATTAGTATAATTCTTCTATTCCATCTAATACTATACTATCGTCGTTTTTCTTTATAATTGGTGTATCTAAATCATCGAAATCACGTAAATCCACCTGTTCCGTTGAGATTTGTATTCTCTCATCATCGGATTCCTCTTCTTCTAGTCTACGCTGAAATGCTCTTTCTGTGCTAATTTCTTCTAATCTTTCGATTGATTTGGGTGCTTCAATTGTTTTTAAATTATCTTCTTCATCCAAAACAGCATCCATATCATTGAATGATAGTTGTGTTACTACATTTTCATTATCTACATTCTGAATCGACGGAACTACATCGGGAATAGTTTCTTCTTGAACTGGGTCTACTACTTCTGCTGCTTGGGGTTCTACTTGCTTCTCCTCTTCTTTTTCTTCTTCTTCGACGTCTTCAATTATTACTTCTTCCTCTTGTTCTACACTTTCATCCATATAAGCGCGTATAATTTCTTCAGTTGGTATACTTTCACGAATTGAAATCAAAATACATTCCTGTGTAATACTTTCCAATTCACGGTTGTTTTTCTGACTTTGTAAGGGTGATACATTCTTATCAAACAAATATACGTTTGAATACACTTTACGTGCTACATTGATATATACTTTGTGAATGAAACTGTCTAATTTTGGAATTGAAATATCTATCTTCTTCTGCTTGTTACCTACACGAATGCATGTTAGCACTTTCAATTGAATAATATGGACGCAAGTGATTAAATCTTCTAAATAATTACATCCACTACGTTCAATGATTCTTTTTCGTTCTTCCTCAAGTATCTCATTATTCCATTTTGGAATTCTTGACAGTAAGTTTTGAAATGTCATTAGGTATTTATTGGGCTCGTCATTATCCAAACATATTTTCCATGATTCATTGAATATTGATTTTATACCTCCTAAAACAAGGGGTGTAAAAATACTCACTAAACGACTACACCATTCGTTCCTTGATTCTTGTAAATTCGATAAAACAAAATCGTCCATCTAATTATATTGTGAATACACTTTTTAAAGTAGGGTTTGAACGTAAATACAAATAATCTAATAGATACAATAATAATAACTTCTCACTTCTAAACTCCGACTTAATTGTATTAAAACACACTATTATTTCATTCTTTTTTAAATTATCTAATTTGGTCGTTTCTTTTACCCATTCTATAAAATCAAAACAAGACAAACCTTCTTGATAAAACTCTTCAGCAAAATTCATTAAGTCCATATGATTATCTAAAATTATATTATTCATTCTATCATCTATCCATTTTACAGAATTATTATCACCGTTCATATTACATTCTATTAATTGTTTGTGGAGATTCTTTATGTTTTTGTTCTCTATGTATTCTGGAACATAAATCTCGCAAAAACGAGATAAAATTGGATTCAGTAATTTGTTTTTGTTCTCGACAACTATGAAAAAACGTGTATTATAACTGAATAATTCTATACATCTACGTAATGCTGACTGAGCGTCTATGGTTAAGAAATCGGCATTTATCAATATAATTGTTTTAAATGTTGCCCCTATATCTGATTGAATGTTTGTTTTCGCAAAAAATTTCAAATCATCTCTTATGAATTTGATACCTTTACCATGAGCGCAATTCACTAACATTACATTTTGTTTTATTTTATGCCGGTCTCCATTGTATATTTTCTGTATAAACTTATCTACTATATACCGTTTTCCAGAACCGGATTCTCCGTGAAATATCAAATGTGGTATCTTATTCGTTTTGTGAAAATAGTCGAGTTTTTCGTGTATATTTTTATGATTTTTGTCAATGTTCTCAATGATATCTTCCATTATTTATCAAATATATCATTGTTTATATATGGGTTTATCCATTATTCTTTTTTTACTATACTCAGTTGTTTTGTAAATACATACCTTTCTTGATTCATTGTTCTCCTACCCAAATTACAACTTAAACACGCTATCATTAAATTTCCCTTATTATGACCGATTTTATTATCTATTCGCTCTAGAGTCCATTGTTTCGGCTCTCTTACGTATTCATAGAGAACTTTGACCGGTTCCCTACAATAATAGCAAATGTTCTCGCATTCTTGTAATAATTCTATTATGTTCTCTATTGTTGTGAAATTTTCCTCTGAATATCGCTCTTTTAATAAGTCCTGATTACGATAACTACTTAACTTCTGTCTAAAGCTCTCGTAAATAAATCGATATTGTTTTTTATCATTTGCATTTTCATTATTTATATCCATTATATATTCTAATTGTCGAGAACATTGTAATTCTTCGTCTGAAAACCCCCATTTTTTGTGGTTTGTAACTACTCTTTTTCTAGGTTCTCTCGATTTCTTCTCTTCCTCTTTCTTATTTTTCTCTTCTTCTATTTCTTCCTTGGTTTTCTTAGGTGTCAAATCAACCAATATTTTTCTAGAACTACTCATTTACATAGGAGAACATTATATATATCAAAATGAAACATACACAATTATGAATACATCAATTCCCATACATTCCCATCTTGCCATTTAATTTTTCTATTACCCATATATGCATTATATATTGGTCCGTGTGTTTTTATTTTCTTCTCGGAGAAATCTACAACTAAATTATAAGTATCGCCTTTATAGTCAAATTTTGGTTTTTTCTCAGCATATGCTATCCAGTAACCTTTTTTACCTTCATCTGAACCATACGCACCTTTAATTACATATTTGTTTCTACCTATTAAATTCACTATTCGTAAACAACCTCCATGATTTGGATCGTAATAATGTAGAGTTTTATCCATTATATAAAAACAGAAAGATTTTAATAGTTTACTATATTTACATATTTTACGCTGAAAAAGTAAAAATAAAAGTTCAGCGAAGATTTTGAAATTGGACATTTTTAAAATGTCCAAAATCGATTTTGTCAAAATAGTTTTCTAAAAACACTTTTCAAAAATGGTGGTTGTTACCATAATGCAGTATTTTTGGTATTTTTGTATTTCGTTTGTTTGCATAAATAATTAAATAAATTACGCAAAAAAGTATTTAGAGGGGACAAATTATGTTTCCATAGTTTAGGGGAAATGGAAACATTTGGAAACGAAAAAGTCCCAAAAAATCCCCATAAATATTTATGTAATAAATGTAACTATAAAACCCGTAACAGAAAAGATTATAATAAACATCTAACGACTGCAAAACATATGATGGAAACAGATGGAAACGTAAAAGTCCCCATAATATATGAATGCGATAAATGCAGTCGTTTATTCAATTCTCGTTCTGGATTATGGAAGCACAGTAAGAAATGTAATGATATAGTCATCGATACTACTATAGAACCCAACAATACAAATAATGAAGTATCTACTATAGATGCAATGGACTCTACATTAGTTGTAGAACTATTGAAGCAAAATAATGAGTTTAAACAATTAATGGTCGAGCAAAACAAACAGATACAAGAACAAAATAAACAAATATTAGACCTTGCAAAGAATTCCGGAAATACTACAAACAACATAACAAATAACACTACGAATAATAGCTTTAATCTCAATGTATTCCTTAATGAAAAGTGTAAAGATGCGATGTCACTAACCGACTTTGTAAAGTCATTGGAAATATCTATGGAAGATTTTATCCAAACGGGAGAACTTGGGTTTGTAGATGGGTTATCTAGAGTGATGATAGAAAGAATAAATAATATGGACTTATATAACAGACCAATACACTGCACTGATTTAAAACGAGAAACTCTTTACATAAAAGATGCTGAAAAATGGGAAAAAGATGCCGATAAAGAACAATTACGTAAGGCAGTGAAAGGCGTGGCATACAAGAATGATAGTATGCGACCGATTTGGTATAGTGAAACGCCGGATGTAGACGTATTGGGTTCGGAAAACTGTGAGAAATTCTTTAAATACTCACAGGCAGCACTGGGTGGTTACGGAAAAGAACAGACCAAATCATTTGAAGATAAAATAATGAAAAATATAATGAAACAAGTAACTATTGATAAAGAGAACCACTAATTACATATTTTACGCTGAAAAAGTAAAAATAAAAGTTCGTCGAAGATTTTGAAATTGGACATTTTAAAAATGTCCAAAATCGATTTTGTCAAAATAGTTTTCTAAAAACACTTTTCAAAAATGGTGGTTGTTATTGAAATGCAGTATTTTTTATATTTTTGTATTTTGTTTGTCTGCATATAAAAAATAAATATATTACGCAAAAAAGTATTTAGGAGATTTTCTATATAGCATATATAGGAGATAAATGCTACCTAATAAATCTTCAATAAATCTCCCAAAATATATATGTGAAAAATGTGACTATAAATGCTTTAAAAATAGTGAATTTCAGAAACATTTGAAGACGAAGAAACATAATGCTACAAAATGCTACATAAATGCTACACAAAATGTTACGTCAAATTCTTTAATTTGTGATTGTGGCAAAGAATATAAACATAGTTCTAGCTTTTATAGACACAAAAAGAATTGTAGTTTTGTTAATAATGTAAATATAGAAACTGAAAACAAATCAGATGATATATCCGTTCCAGAAACTGTAGACTCTACGTTAGTCGTAGAATTACTAAAACAGAACCAAGAATTTAAGGACCTAATATTGGAAGAACGACGTGAATTTCAAAAGATTATAATAGAAATGGCTGGAAATATGGGTAACAATAATAACAATACTATAAATAGCAATAACAAGTTTAATCTCAATGTATTCCTTAATGAAAAGTGTAAAGATGCGATGTCACTAACCGACTTCATAAAATCAATGGAAATAACTATGGAGGATTTCATTCAGACAGGAGAATTGGGTTTTGTAGATGGTTTATCTAGAGTGATGATAGAAAGAATAAATAATATGGATTTATATAACAGACCAATACATTGTACGGATTTAAAACGAGAAACGGTGTATATAAAAGATGCGGAAAAGTGGGAAAAAGATTCAGATAAAGAGCGTTTACGTAAAGCAGTAAAAGGGGTGGCATATAAAAATGATAGTATGCGTCCAATTTGGTATGAAAAAACACCAGAAGTAGATGTATTGGGGTCGGAAAATTGTGAGAAATTCTTCAAATATTCACAAGCAGCACTTGGTGGTTATGGAAAGGAAGAAACGAAATCATTTGAAGATAAAATAATGAAAAATATCCTCAAAGAGGTAACTATTGATAAAGAGAACCACTAATATTCATCATCAAATGAATCATATTCTGTATGTAATGAATCATTATACATAATCATATATGATGAAATCAAACCATATGAATAAGGGAGTGGTTTTGAATTGATAATCTCTATTAATTCGTTAATCAAAGAATTTTTATATTCAACATTATCTATATCTTCTGTTGGTTCATGCCAATATATCTTTCGACCCCCTATTTTTTCATATTCTAATATAAAATATTTATATAATTCTTGTGTATAATTAGGAAAGTATTTTTCTATAGATTTGTAAATCACATCAGCGTATAGGTAAGGGTTACTATCTATAAACTGTTGAATTATATTATATAGTCCATATTTATGTATAAAGTAATGAGTTTTTACATCCGGATATATGTATCCGTATATATACCGTTTAAGCTCAATTGGTAATCTATTCATTTTGTTAGTTAATTTATTCATATATAGATATAATTATTCAATTTTACAATGTTCTAGATACAAAGTAATAATATATACATATAAAAACAAATGTATATATTATATAAGCAATGTCAGATACAAGTGAATATGAATTTTGGTTATCAGATAGTTCAACCAGTGATAGCAGTTATTATACAACAACGTCATCAAGTGAAAATATAGAAGAAGATATTACAGATACAGATAATGATACAATAATTTCAACAACAACAAATGATACTGATGTAACAATCCCATTATTTGATTCATTTACAGATGAAGATGTATTCGATATTATTCAGGATATTTATCAACAAATAGATGATTATTATGAAAATAATATTTTAAAAATGTCTTCTCCGAAATTCTACACAGATATGTTTCTTTCCATAAGTGAAGTTCTATTTCAAGAATGGATAAATATAGATGTATGTGATGAAGAAGATTTTCAACAAATAACAGAGTTTATAGAGAACTTGCATGATGATTATTTATTTTATAATACTAACGTAACGTCGAGGTCAATATCAAATACATCAAACGCAATAGAAGGTGTAAATGAAATTGAAATAGAAAATTTGAGAGAAACAATCGAGTATCTTCAAAATCAACCGCAACCCGCACAACGAACGCAAGAATGGTATGACTTTCGAAACACGTTATTATCGGCAAGTTCGTTATGGAAGGCACTCGGTTCACAATCACAGATAAATAGTTTGATATACGAGAAATGTAAAGCGTTCAATAGTGAAAATGATAAAACATCATACGGAATGAATACGCCTATGCATTGGGGAGTAAAATATGAACCAGTAACAGTAATGATATATGAGGATTTATACCAAACAAAAATAGGAGAGTTTGGTTGTATACGTCATCAAGATTATGAATTTATAGGTGCTTCTCCAGATGGTATTAATATACTACCTACAAGTGTAAAATATGGGTATATGTTAGAAATTAAGAATATAGTAAATAGAGAGATAACAGGTATTCCAAAGGAAGAATATTGGATTCAAACGCAAATACAAATGGAAACATGTAAGTTAGATAAATGTGATTTTGTTGAAACACGTATAAAAGAATATGAGAATGAGGAGGATTTTTATAATAATACCAGCAATTCTGAATATCGGGGCGTAGTATTACATTTTATTAAAAGCGATTTCAGTGAAAATACGGAACCAATTTATCATTATATGCCATTGGATATAGATCTAAATATAGAAGCAGTAAATGAATGGATAACCCAAAAGAAAGAAGAATTAAAGTCAGAAGGGTTCGTATTATTTAATACACTATATTGGTATCTGGACGAAATATCTTGTGTATTAATAGAACGTAATCGTGACTGGTTTTCTGAAGCAATATTCAAAATAAAAGAGGTATGGGATATTATTCAGGAAGAAAAACATAGTGGATACGAACATCGATCTCCAAAACGCAAAGTTACGAAAACAACAGTATCGGTAGATGATGTATCAGGCGCCCATACAATTAATAATATACCATTAAGTAATCGAATATGTTTAATCAAATTAGATTCCAAATAAATGTGTAAAACAATATATAGACAAGTTTATACATTTATTATAGATAGTCTTGTATAATGAGTAGTATGAATTTTGAAGACGAAATGTATGTGACAAAGAGGTCAGGAAAGACAGAAATAGTATCTTTTGATAAGATATTGAGGCGTATAAAAACGCTCGGTCAAGAAACCTATGATATTCCCGTGCCTTCTCTTAGAGAAAATTTGAAAATCAACTATACGTCTTTAGCAATGAAAGTAATAGACCAATTATATAACAATATTTCAACCGCAAAAATAGACGAGTTGTCAGCAGAACAATGTGCTACAATGGCGTCTATTCATCCAGATTATAATGTATTAGCTTGTAGATTAATTATAGCAAATCATCAAAAAAATACTTCCTCATCATTTATTGAAACTATGACAAAATTATACATGAATAAAGATAAACATGGAAAACATTCTCCATTAATTACAGATGATTTGTATATGATTGCCAAATTAAACGAGACAGAATTAGACCGTGTATGTAATTATACTCGTGATTTTTTGATAGATTATTTTGGATTTAAAACATTGGAACGTGCCTATTTAATGAAAGTAAATAAAGTAATAGTAGAACGACCACAACACATGTGGTTAAGAGTAGCAATGGGTATTCATGGCGATAATATAGAAAAAATAAAAGAAACATATGAATTGATGTCGCAAAAATATTTTACACACGCTACCCCTACTCTATTTAATGCTGGAACACCGCATCCACAATTATCATCTTGTTATTTAATTGCTATGGAAAACGACAGCATTGAGGGTATTTACAATACATTAAAAGATTGTGCTTTGATTTCAAAATGGGCTGGAGGAATTGGTTTACATATTCATAATATACGTGCGTCTGGTAGCGATATTCGTGGAACAAATGGTTCTTCAAATGGTATTGTACCAATGTTACGAGTGTTTAACCACACCGCTAAGTACGTCGACCAATGCGTTCATCCAGAAACAATTATTTATACAACAGATGGTCCTAAAGAAATACAACATTGTGAAAGTGGTGTAACAAAGATATTCAACGCACTTGGAGAAACCGAAGTTATACAGGATGTATTAGAACATGTATATGATGATGAAATGTTAGAAATAAAAACAGCACATTCTATCTTTCCATTGCGTATTACTCCAGAACACCCAGTATATGTATTACAAAATCAACAAAAAGGTATAAATTATGATGTTATCAAAAATAGATTAGATAAGAATCTAGCGAAGTTTGATTGGGTGGAGGCAAAAGAATTGGATGAAAATGATATGGTTGTATACTCAATTCCAAAATATGAAAAAGATGTTAGCAATTTAACACAAGATGATTGTAGAACATATGGTATTATTTTGGGAGATGGTTGTATTAATAGTTCTAACGATACAGCTGGATATGTATCTCTTCATACACATAATAAAAAAGAAACACTTGCTTACCTTGAAAATTATTTTAAAGAACGGAGTATTCAATCATTTACCACAATCGATGGTAATATTACTCGATTCCGTTGGAATAGACAACTCGAACTGCCGTTTAGATATAATGATTTTTATAATGAAAACAAACAAAAGCGTATACTACCAAAATGGTTGAATTTACCTGTTGAAAAATTAAAGTATGTCCTTAAAGGAATGTTGGAAACAGACGGTTGTATGTCTAATAATGAAGTTGTATTTGATAGCACATCGTTGAATTTGATTGAAAGCGTACGTACTATTTGTTTAAAAATGGGAATATTAACAAGTGGAAGTATCCGTGATAGAGTAGGTGAAAAACACATGACTAGTCGTGGAATGATTGAAAACAAACTTATTTCATATACACTTCGTATTCCGAGAACACGTGAAATATGTGATTTGATGGAGTTAGAATATAACGATAAACAGTTTTTCAAATATATGAAATATGATAATTATTTACTCACACGTATAAAAGATATTGAAACTACTCATTATAATGGTATCGTATATGATTTACAAATGAAGCAAGAACATAATTATACTATTCATAATGGTCTAGTTCATAATGGTGGTGGAAAGCGTAATGGCAGCTTCGCAATGTATATGGAACCATGGCATGCAGACATTGAATCGTTTTTAGATTTACGTAAAAATCACGGAGATGAAGATTTGAAAGCACGAGATTTGTTTTATGCCGTTTGGATTTCAGATTTGTTTATGCAGAGAGTCAAAGATGGAAAAGAATGGACGTTAATGTGTCCTGATGAATGTCCCGGATTATCGGATGTTTATGGAGAGGCTTTTGAAACATTGTATACATTTTATGAAAATGAAGGTAAAGGTAGAAAAACTATGAAAGCACGTGATTTATGGTTTCAAATTTTAGACGCACAAATGGAAACTGGAACACCTTATTTATTATATAAAGATGCTGTAAACAATAAATGTAATCAAAAGAATTTAGGCACAATAAAATCATCCAATTTGTGTTGTGAAATCACAGAGTATTCGGATGCTAATGAAACAGCTGTATGTAATCTGGCTAGTATTGCTTTACCATCATTTATAGTTACTGATGAAAATGGAGAAACTTCGTTTGATTATTATAAACTACATTCGGTAACACGTACTGTAACATATAACTTAAATTGTATAATAGATGTAAACTTTTATCCCACACCAAAAACTGAACGTAGTAATTTTAGACATAGACCTATTGGTATTGGAGTTCAGGGATTAGCTGATGTATTTATTCTATTAAATATACCATTTTATTCCGATAAGGCAAAGGAAATAAATTTACGTATTTTTCAAACCATTTACCACGCAGCTCTTACCGAATCCTGTCAAATCGCAAAGAAAGACGGTAAATATAGCACATTTGAGGGTTCCCCGGCAAGTGAAGGTATTTTACAATTTGATATGTGGGATGTAGATCCAAATGAAAGGGTCAAAATGTATGATTGGAATAAATTAAAAGAACAAATTAAAACATATGGACTTCGAAATTCATTATTAGTAGCACCTATGCCTACTGCGTCAACATCTCAAATTCTAGGATACAACGAATGTATTGAGCCGATTACCAGTAATATTTACAGTCGTCGCACAATAGCAGGTGATTTTATGGTTGTAAATAAATATTTAATGAAAGACCTAATGAAAATAGATATGTGGAATGATAAAGTAAAAAACAATATCATTGGGAATAATGGAAGTATTCAACAAATTGATTCAATCCCACAAGACCTAAAGGATAAATATAAAACTGTATGGGAAATACCAATGCGTAATTTGATTGATATGGCTGCTGATAGAGGTGCTTTTGTATGCCAAAGTCAAAGTTTAAATCTATGGTTAGAAGATCCAAATTATAATAACTTGACATCCATGCATTTTTATGCTTGGAATAAGGGATTAAAAACAGGCATTTATTACTTGCGTAGACGTGCAAGACATCAAGCACAACAATTTACTATTGAACCAGAAAAAAAATCATCATCAAATCAAGAAGAAGATGAAATTTGTGAAATGTGCTCGGCTTAAAATTTAGAAACATAATAATCAATATAATTATTATGTTTGACAATATATATAATTGCTATGGATACAATAACCCATACCGAAATAGAAGAAACGCCAAAATTAACATTATTTGGTACAATCGCAAAAGCATATAATAATTTATGTGATAATGCAAAACGTATAACAGGTGATATAAACTGTAGTATAAAAGGTAATATGGAATCTATTAAAACTTATATTAATAGAGAAATAGCCAATGAAGACGAACGTAAATTTTTAACTGAAAAGGCAAATGAATATTCAAAATCTATACAGGAAATAACAAAAGATGTTAAGGATACTACTATGAAAACCGCATCTACAATGAAAAAACGCGCATATGCTCCCGAAGATCCAAGAGAAGCCTTACACGCACTTTATGTGTTAGAAGAAAGGATAACAAATGTTATTAATGAAACTTTGGAAGTGCCCTCTATAGATGTAGAAACTATTAAGAATTTATTAGAATTAGATACTACATTATATGAAAATAAACTAAATAAATTAATAGAACTGATATTCAATCTTTATAATAAAAATGTATTAGGAAATGAAGATGATATTGTAAGTGTATCAAAAGCACAAAAATTATTATTTATAGGATATTTATTTTGTGAATCTTTACCACAAGACGCAAGTGGAAAAAATTTGGAAGAATCTCCTATTCCATATAATGTTTTACTTGAAACAAAAGATATGTCTGATGAAGAAATTAATGCTGAATTTAACCGTATTTGTAAATTTGAGAAAGAAGCAAACGTTGAAGATAAACCACAACAACCAGCAACTACTGTATTTGAAAGAATAAAACAAGATGATGGTGTTGCTACTCTTCGTCCAATGAAAAAACCTAAAACAGATGGTGGTAAAAAAACAAACAAGAAACGTACCAAAAATAATAAAAAGAAACACGGAAAAACACAGAAAAAAAAGAGATCTTCAAGAAAGAATTTCCATAAGAAAAAGTAATTAGTTATATTACATGTAAAGAATAATTTATTTATTTGTAATTAGACCGCAATCATAATTATGACGCATTTTCATATAACAGCGTAGACAGACTAATACATCAACCATTGAGTTATGTAATCCGTCAACCGATTCATTGTCAAATAATTTTTTATATAGTTCTTGTAAATTGGGCCACTTTAATGATGGAGGCTTACCTGCGAATTTCGATTCCAAGACAATATTCGTAATTGTGGTTCCTTTACGCATAGTGCAATAATGCTCTATATTATGAATTTCTTCATAAGTAGGGTTGAATATAGTCATACAAGCAGGTGCCCTTTTAATAATTTGTTCTCTATTTCTTTCTATTTCAATTTCAATTAGCTTTCTATCAAAAACATTGTTATGAGCTACAATAATTTCTGCTTTCATATATGCTTCATAAAACTTATGAAGAGCGTCAATAATGAATGTTCCGTTATTACATTTTTCTCTAGTAGCACCAGTTAATTCAGTAATCTTTTCACTTATTTCAACACTCCTTTTCACCTTAATATAAGTATCGTAAGTTTCGATAACCTTATGTGTAGAAATATTGTATAATGCGTAACTCAACTGTAGAATATGGGGATAAGAATCAATAGATAAAGGGAGAGGATTAGATTTATCTTTCTTGGGTAGAAGACCGGTAGTCTCTACATCAAATACCATAACAATGGTCTTACGTTTTGGTGCTTCAATGGTGAAATTCATTGTATCAATTAGTTACCTACAAATATATGTAAACAAAGTCTTCAATTTTCTATTTTGTATTGATTTAGTACCAATATTTGCGAATAATTTATAGGTTTATATTATAATGTCAAATACACGTAAAAGAAATAAAGGAAATAAAGGAAATAAATCAAGAAAGTCAAGACTAACTCAACAAAGAGAAAAGTCTATATCTGATTATTTAAAAGATGATTTATTTCCAATTCAAGATAACCAATATATAAAAATAGAAATCGAAACGTGTTTAGAAAATGGACGATATAATTATAAAATATCCAGTATTGAAAAAAAAGATTTTAACTTTCCAGATATACCTGAATATAACCGCTATCCATCTTTAACTATAGATACATTACAAGAAGGTATAAATAAGTTAATATTAAAGGAGAAAACACAGTTTATTCGATTGATGATTATTTCAGGAGACCAAGGTTTAAAATTATATAGATTAATGAATATAAGTCAAGACCTAAATAAAAATAAAGATAAGTGTGGAAAGGGAACCCCGATATATACAGAATTAATACCAGTTGAGTATTCAGATATACCAGAACAAATAGACCCTTTACCTATTATTGAAGATATTGAAGATATAGAACAACCTGGTGATATAATACAAGAAATGCCTACACAAGAAATAATGAAACCAGAACCAGAACCAGAACCAGAACCAGAACCAGAACCGGAACCGGAACCGGAACCGGAACCGGAACCCGAACCAGAACCTGAACCTGAACCTGAACCTGAACCTGAACCTGAACCTGAACCAGAACCGGAACCGGAACCGGAACCGGAACCGGAACCCGAACCAGAACCTGAACCTGAACCTGAACCTGAACCTGAACCTGAACCTGAACCCGAACCAGAACCGGAACCAGAACCTGAACCTGAACCCGAACCAGAACCAGAACCAGAATCAGAAACAGAACCAGAACCTGAAGATATGGAATACAACATGTTATCATTTACATTAGATAGATTAAAACGTATAAACAGAAATAAAAATTTGAGTGATGAATTACAATCCGTATTTTTAGAATTTAATACTTATTTTGAAAATGAAGATATACCAACTAGGTTACAGAAAATCTTTGAGTATGCTTTACATACAGATTATGTTACACAAAAAACTAATATTGATTTGGTATTAAATGGTATTAAATTATTAATTATTTATAAAGAAATTGACAAAAAGATAGAAGAATTAAAAAATATAAATGATAATGAAAGATTAGAATTTAATGATATTTATGGTTTGTTAGAGGAAATAGAAATTCCATTACTCTATGAATTGGATATAATAAATGTTATGGATAAAACTGTTGACTTTAATACATTAAAAATAGATCAAATAAAATATATATTACAAATAAAGGACTACGTAAATAAAGAAATTAATAATATCATTAATAAATTAGAAAACCCAGATGT